ATTACATAACCTTTAAAATGAACTGATTCTCATTCCGCCTACAACAGCAGTCCGTCCGATCCGATCCATCAGGATCTCGCTGACTTTCTGTGCCAGTTCCTCATAGTCGTCGTCAGTATCGAGGTTCTCAACGTTCACAACAATGTCGCCAACCGATACCGGGTTGCCGCCTGCAGCCATTCCGCCAAAGTCCGGCATCCCGGGGATACTGATCGTGCTCATGCGTTCAAGCGCCTGTACCATCGATTCAAATAGTTTTGTCTGGTAAGGATTCAGGATGCGTTCGGGGTCCTGTTTTGTACCATCTAACCATGCAGGGCCGGTAAAGTCAGCAAGACCGCCGTCTTTATATACCGTTGCCTGACTCTGTATAAGTTTGATGCCCTGACCAATCATTGACGAGCTTGACATTCCACCCGCGCTGGCGCTCATACGAACAATGTTTGACACAGCGTCTTTCATAGCAGCATCAGCAACGTCCTTGGTTGAAAAACCGTTTTGTGCATATGTTTTTCCGCCATATACAAAACTGTATCCGTGGTCTTCTGTCTGACTGGATTTCTTGCTGCCGCCTCCGCCTCCTCCGCCGCCGCTGCTCTTGCTTGACGCAGAGGTTTCGGATTTCTGGATAACGTCGTACGACGCGGCAATATCAGCTGCCACCTGCTGGTGCGCTTTCTTCAGGTTCTCCAGCTGTTCCTTCCATTGGTCCACATACGCTTCGGCCTGCAATTTTCCGGCTTCACGGTAATCCTTGCTGTTTGCCTTCAGGAATTCAATGATATACTCATCGCCCTGCGAGACAATCTGCTCGACCTCATCCCAGTATGTCTTGATGAGTCCGCGCATCGCATCCAGCGTATCCTGCCATCCGCTGACCATCTTCGCCTGTGTGTTCTCCGTGGACCTGGCATATTCTTCTTCGTTTGTTTTCAGCCATTCGATGATCTCCGCGTCGCTCTTTTCAAGGATGGATTTCATTTCCTCGATCAGCTTTACCGGGTGTTCAAACAGATCTTCGTAATACTCCTCGACATACGTAATGTAATCCTCAAGGTTTGTGATCTGTTTGTCCAGTGCATCCTGCTGCGCTTTGACTTCCTTTTCTGCGGCATCCCAGGCCATCTCCTTGCGGAGATCGTCGATATCCTTCCGGATACTCAGTGCTTCTTTTCTCCGCGTCGGGTCAGCCACAATCCGCTGGTATTTGACTTCGAGTTCCTTCAGCTTTGTCAGCTTGTCTTCCTCGTCCGCCTGTTCCTTTCGCATCTGAAGCTGTTCTGAAAGCAGGTTCTTTTCCTCGTTCAGCAAGTCGATCCGCTTGTTGGTTGTCTCGATGATTTCGTCGCGTTCCCTTTCATAGCGGCGCGTAATCAGGTCGAGGATTTTGTTTTCCATCTCGATCTCGGCGTTCATCATATCTTCTGTCCGCCGTTCACGATCCTCAATTGCCTTCAGGATTGTGTTGCGCAGGTCAATTTCCATTTGCCTGATTTTATCGTTCTGCTCTTTGATCGATTTGGTCAGCGCATCCATCGCCGTCCTGTTGTCAACCAGTTGCTTCGTATATGTCTGGTGCGCTTTCTGTAGTTTATCCAGATCGTCCGCAACCTCTTCATACGCTTCGTCTGTAATGGACAGTGTGGCGAGTTCCGCACGTTTCTTTTCCATGTATGCTTCGATACGCTGGATGTTGCCCTCGAGCGTAACGTTCTGGTTCTTCAGCACATCGTTTTCACGCTGCATATAAGCAATAACGCCCTGAAGCTGTCCGGTCTGCTGGTAGTATTTCTGCTGGCTTTGGTAGTAGCCCTGCTGGCCTTCCTGGATCGTGTTTACCTGGCTCATCACGTCCAGCGCACGTTCCACTTCGGTCATACTATTCTTGTTCTTGTCTTTGCTGCTTCCTCCGCCGCCGCTTCGCCTGTTATTTGTCGAGTTATCTTTTACACCCGTACCACCCGTTCTTCCACTTAATGGGTTATTACTAGTTGGCTTCAGGATTTCCTGATAACCTTGCAAATACTTTGATGTCCATGTGCCGTCTGCATTTTGTACCCATGCTTCTGTATCTAGCTTTATGGTTTCAACTGTCCACAGACCTGTTTTTTCCAGCTGCTCAATAGTTTCTTTCGCCATTCCCTGAATGGAAATCAATCCGTTTTGCAAATTGGTAAAATCAGCCTCGGACGTACCGGTAATCTTGATAAACGAAGCTGCAGACAGCTGATTCAGCATATCTGTCAATTCGCCTGTACTGCTTGTCAACTGGTCGAACATGTCCACAGCCGCCGGGAAATCTGCAAGAACCTGTTCTGTTGTCATATTCAACAGGTTTGCAAGGTTGCTAACATCCGCAGCATCAATCTTCTGTGGATTGTCCTTGTTAGCCTCTTTGTCGTTATATTCCATCTTATTCTGGACATCCAGAATATCTTCATACGCCTTGGTTACCTTGTTGACTTCCTTGTGATACACTTCGATTGCATCTGTTGCGCTGATCGTCCCGTTGGAAAGTTTTTTGATTGCCTCCGCAGTATCCGTAAAATATTTTACATTGTTTAACTTTTCTGTACTGGCGAGAGTAGCCTTCATTTCTTTTGTTTGTTTCGTAAGTACTTCTGTCTGGTCGCCCTGCTCCTTCATGGCTTTCTTGGTATTACCCATTATCTTGATAAGCGCAGGATATTCAGAAGCAACAGCTTTCTGCATCTCATCAGTCCAGCTCTCAAACAATTCAATCGCGGATTCAATGCCGCCGCTTTCTATAGCACCCTGGAGCGCATTGATCTGGTCCTCAAAGTTATTGCTCTTCGCCCAGTTGACTTCCTCGTTGATCTCAGCGATCTTCGCCTGTGCTTCCAGCCAGGACTCGGCAGCGTCTTTAGTTTCTTTTGCTGCGTCAACAATATTCTGAGCAGCATTATCCACCTCATCTGCAACATCTTTCCAATTCTCTTTTGCATCCCTTGAATCACGCAGGTCTGTAATGTATTCGCGCATGTTTTTAAATCGAGGATCGTAATGTTCGCTTTCTTTGAAATAATCCTCGCTATCAAGCATATAATCTTTTAGATTATTCTTTACATTTGTTTCAGCCTGTGCTTTAAGACGTTGCAGGATTTCAATCAATTTATCCGCGTCGCCTGCAAATGCCATAATTTCAGGATGTGCTGTTGACAGATCAACAAGATCGGAGAAATCAACTTTCTTCTTCGATTGAAGCTTCTCAATCGTTTTGTCAAGTGATTCAACTTCTTTAACTGTATCGCTAAAGGCTTTTTTCGCATCCTTCGCTTCTTCCTTGGATTCTTTGGCTGCTTTCTTCGCGTCTTCATTAGCCTTCTGCCATCCATCGATCATTTTTTCGATCTCGGCATCAAACTCTGCAATTGCTGCTTCATCCGTTAAAGAGTCTCTGTAATCCTTCAGCGTTGCAAATCCGCTGTCAGCATATTTGCTGCCAGCCATAGTTTTCTCATTGCTAAGAATCATATTTCTCAAAGAATCACGCTGTTGATTTTTGGATTCTGCTTTTACCTCTTTCAGTTTTTTCAGCAATGCATCCGTATCACCGATAACTGTCAATAATTCCGGATGAGCTTCCGCAAGTCCAAGGATGTCGCTGTAATTAATATTTTGAGGGTCTTTCTGGATACTCTTAATCGCGGCGTCAAGGGCTTTTATGTCTTTTACTGAATCATTTACTTCCTTTGTTAATTCCTTCAGTGACTTTGGTTTTCCCTCTTCTCCGCCGCTTTCCTCAAGTGTTTTACCCAGTTCTTTCAGTTTGTTAGTAAACTCGTCAACTGAACTCGACTCTGCCATAATCTTTTCAATATCCTGAATTGTAACACCAGTTGTTTTCAACATGGTATCAATTTGTTCAAGTGTTGAAAGATCAAGCTTCATCCACATGCCGCCCGTAAGGGCCTCAACGCCGGAGAAATCCATGATGCTGTCAATAAGTCCGTCTGTAAGTTCTTTTCGTGCAGCTTGCAATTCTCCGTCTGAAATAATCTTTTCCGGATCGAAACCATTTGCAGCTGCCTTCAGAACAATTTCTGCGATACGGTCACCGTAGCTTGCATATTCTTCCTCGCTCAACTGGTTATCGTCGCCGAGAATAGCCTTCATGATCTGATTCCTGAAAGCCTGCGTTTGAACAGCATCAAGGTGCTGCCCCACGCCAGCAAGAACTTCGTCAACAGAACCATTGATAACATCCATCATCAGCTCTGTTGATTCCTTCATGTCTGCCGTATCGGCATATTTGCCCCAGATATAATTACCAATTGATCTCCATAATTCAGCGGTATCTATATCAAGATTTTTATACTCCTCAAGCTTATTCTTGATTTCATCATAGATTTCCTGTGAGAGAACCTTGTGGTTTACCCGCCTGAAATCACCGTAATTATAACTGTCGATCATGCTTTGCATTTTACGTGTTGACACACCGGACGCAGATGCAAACGCATTGTAAAGGGAACTGGCAAACCTGCCAGATTCAGATGTCCCGCCGTTTGCCCAATCTTCGTCCCAGTTAGACATAGCAACTGCAAGATCATTTGCTTTGCTCTTTGAGGAAGGATTCATATTTGAATATTTTTCCGCAAGAGCATGAGCAGTGATTGTCTGCTGGTTTTTAATCATCCGCTCAAGTTCATCATTTGTCTCCTGCGCGGCAGTCTTCTGGTCATATAGGCTGTCTCTTAAATGATCAACTCCTGCTTTCGCGCCGGGAGATAATTCTGCTATTTCATCCAGAAGAGAATTATACCTGGCTAATTCAGAAGATGTTAACTCGGCGCCACTCTGTATTTTTTCAAACAATTGATTGAATTCGTCCCTTGTTGATTGTAACGACTTTACATTTGAACTGGATTCCTCAATTGTTTTATTCAGGCGGCTCATCTTTTCTTCAGCCGTTTCTGCTGCGCTGATAATTTCGCTTACAATAAGTGTTAATCCAGCAACAGCTGCAACTGCAGCAGATATTGCAAGTAATACCGGGTGTTTTTCCCATATACTCGCAAACAATGCGGATGCACCACCGGCATGTGTTATCGCAATCGCAAACGCTGAAATCAGTCCAATCGCAACAGGCAGAATCAAAGTTAATCCATCAGTTTGTTCCGCTGCTTCTGAAATAGAATTAACAACGTCAGCAAGTGTATTATTCCAAGTCTTTATTACATCGTCATCCAACAAAGAATAGAAATTCTCTTGTGCAACCGTGAGCCGTTCCTGAGACGCAGTTACGCTATCAAGATAAACAGCGTATTTTTCTGCAGCAACACCGTCCGAGTTTATAGCTTTTTCGTGCAGTTCAAAAGCACGGCTCCCGTTTTCAACACCCTTTGACATATCATTCATCAGGGCAAGGAACACGTTCTGCTGTTTAACGCCTGCCATCGTGGTCGCGATATAGGACCTTGTTTTGCCGTCAAGACCGCCCCATTTATCAGCAACCTCTTCCAGGATCGTTTCCATATCGCGCCAGTTACCTTCCTGGTCCATCAGGACAACATCAATCTTTGACAATGCTTTCGCGATATCGTTAACCCTTGTTTCGTCTTCCTGATTATAACCGGTTTGTTTAATCTGGTGCAGACGGGCAATAATGGTGTTAAATGCGGTACCAATTGTTCTCGCTTCCTGACGGGTTGTTTCAGATACAGTTGCAATATACGCGGCAAGCCATTCCATAGATACGCCGAAAGCACCGGCAGATGCAGCAGCTTTCTGCATGGCTTCACCAATTTCCTGACCGCTTGTAGCCGCGTTATCGCCGATATTCAGGAATACGTCAGCAACACGCTGTGTTGCATTCCTGCCGTCTTCTGCTTGCTGTGCAACAAGGCCCATAGAGTTAACGACTGAAGTAATGATTTCAGAAGCGTCTTTAAATTCAACGTTCGCTGCTTTCGCGTACATCGTAACATTTTTCAGACGTTTTTCAATTTCTTCCGCTGCCAGACCTTGGCGTGTAAAGTAAATCGCAGCATCAGCCATATCAAGTGAACTGACGCTCATGTCAGCGGCAATATTCCTGTACGTACTGGCAAGCTGTGAAATCTCATCATCGGTCTTCATGGTAATCATCTGAATTTCATTCATCTTATCAGAATATTCAGATACATATTCAACGGTATTTTGAATTAACCCGTTTATTGCCCTGATTGCCGCTGTCAGACTAATGTACCGCGTCAACAACCCGGTAACCTGGGATTCAAGTTCGCCGGTTGATTTGGCAGTATTTTTTACTTCTACGCCATGCTGATGTTCGGCTGTCACGCATTGTTGAAGATAATTAAGAACCTGCTGCTTTGCATTCGCTTCCATGTCACTTGCGTTAACAACTTCACGAATCGCATTAACTTCCTGCATCGCCGCATCGATTCTTTTCTGTGCGGTCGCCATGCCGTCAGAATCTTTGTCATTTTTAGCAGTGTTATAATTTTTGATTGCGTCTGTTAATTCAAAATACGCCTGTTTTGCCCTGTTGATCTGGTCAGTTTCAAATTGCTTTTGCGCTGCTTCCTGTTGCTTCTGGATAGATTCTTCCATGGCAGCAATTTCTCTTTGGATCAAATCCTCTTCTTCCTGCGCAGCGCGTTGCCTTGCTTCTTCACGGGCAAATTCGGCATTAATACTTGCCTGACGTTTCTTCTCTTCAGCCTCTTCGTAAGCCTGGACCTGTTTATCAAGTACTGCCTTCTCCTGTTCAATAGCCTCTTCCATAGCGGCAACTTCTTTATGAATCAGGTCTTCTTCTGCGGCAGCTTCCTTTTTTCTTGCCTCCTCACGGGCAAATTCTGTTTCAATAGATTGCTGTCTTAATTTCTCCTGTGCAGCTGCATCCGCGCTTATCTTTCTTTCAAGAGCAGCATCCTCTGCAGCTTCTTTCCTTGCGAGATCATTCTCCATCGTCGCAACTTCTCTTGCAGACCGTTCCTGTTCAGCTTGGGCTGCTTTTCTTGCGGCTTCCTCTCGCTTTAATCCTGCTTGAACAGCAGCCTCTCCCTGTTTGCTATATGCCTGTTCTTCAGCATCATGGAGCTTCCACATAGCATCAATCTGCTCTTCAACAGAATTCTTTACTTCTTCTGTTCGTTTCGTGATTGCTCCGGTTGAGTCTGCAAATTCTTTAATCTTGTTTCCGGCTGCGTCGAACCCTGTTTGTACTGTGCCAACCAGTTTCCCGGTAGCATTTCCGGCCTTGTCTACCTCACGAACATATGTGTTTACGGTTGTCGTGACTCTTTGCATTGTACTCTCAATGCCGCCTTTGGTATCAAGGTTCACAGCATTCTTCAGAGCTTTTTCTGCTTCGCTTCCGGCTTTCTTCGCTTCTGCAACCAGATTATTAAGTGCCTTACCGATACTCTTACTTAGCTTATCTTCGAGATTAATGTTAGCGCCAATCTTTGATAGAAACTCATTAACCTCGTCTATATCTTTCTTTACCTGACTGATATCAAGATAAAGCTTACCAATACATTTATCCGCCATGCCATCACTCCCTTATAAAAAAGTCCGCCAGCCATGGCGGGTTCTGTTATTCTTTTCTTGCAAAGTTCAGGATATTGTTTCCGACTTTCAGCCGTCCGTCATCAATCTTTTCTTTTTCTTCCTGTTCTTTTTTATTGATCGCATCCAGCGCCTTGAACATTGTATCTTTCGTCATCTCAGCTTTTGCCAGTGATTCGGTAATATCCTCGCCGTTGAACAAGAATCCAAAGCTTGTCTTGATCGCTTTCTTCAGCGACATATCATCCGTATAAACTTCCATGACCATGTTCATCAAGGTAATATAAATATCTTCGGCTTCAAAATAATCGTCATGGATATATTCACGAACCTGTCCAAGCAACTCGTTATTGATCATAAAGTCGGCAACCTCGTCAGCCGTTGCATCATCCACCTGCACGTTCGTATAATACCGAACCATCGCCTTAATTCTCTCCGCGTTGATATCATGGCTTTCATAGCAACATGAATCGTCATGGATCATCACGCAGTTCTCAATAACATCCCTCGCCATCTGGACTTTATCTGCGTAAGAAATATGGTTTTTCACAAGAATAACCGTTCCGTCTTTCCCTGTTATTTCTTTTTCGTCATGCATGTCCGCATATTTTTTAAAGTTAATTTTCTTACTTTTCATATCCTTTATTCCTTTCCTGCTGCTCCCTGGTAACTACCAGGCGCAATCGTTCTCGCTTTCCCGAAGAAGTCCGCAAACGTCTGTGCATTCCTTCTGGACATGTGTTCGCCGTCACCCATTGTCATCGGGTTGCTGTCCATAATCATGTCCCAGCTCTTTTCAACAAAACTGTTGCCTGCATAGTTAATAATCGCATCGTAATTCAGTTTGTGTCCGAGTTCTTCCAGCACGTCGCTGAAAAATACATAACTCATTTCGTTAATCTGTTCTTCATCAACCACTCCGAGGTGAGTTGCAATCAGTGCCACCGCACGGTCAAGCGTCAGGCCTCCCCCGGAGTCTTTGCGTTTTTTAGTTTTTCCTCCAGCTCCGAAATCTTGTTGACACGCCTGAAGATTTCAAGCATCCTGTAGACCATGTCAGAATCAATCTCGTCATAATGTTCACGGATCAATTCCTCATCGTCCGTCACGGCAACAAGCCAGTCATACAGCTTCTTGTCGCCGTCCAGTCCGTCGCCGAAAGAATTGGCGCCCATCGCAAGCACATCCGCCAACGGGTACATTTCTAATATATGGTAAAAAACAGCGGTCCTGTTCCGCTGATATTTCAATTTCGTAGGTTTAATCTCAATCAGTTTGCCGCCGATCACAACCGTGTTCTCAGGAACCCCCACCTTCGGCAGTTCTTTTACGGCTTCCGTCTTTTCCGGTGTCGGCATGCTTTCCTGTCCGGCTTCCGGTTTCATTTTTACTTCCTGCTTCTCTGCAGGCATTGCTTTCGTTCTTGCCATATCCTTTCTCCTTTACAGATAAAAAGAAAGAGGGGATACTGATCTCTCGAAACAGTATCCCCGTCCTTTCCTCTAAATTTCCTTTATCCGCCCTCTGAGGGCCGGAGTATAATTATTCAGTTGTCAATTAGTCCCAGTCAACGCTCGCAGCGCTGGACTTGGTCTTGATGTTGCCGTTCGCATCCATCGGCTCGTACACGAGATCGTACATCTCGTTATTACCACGCTTCGGGTTCATAGCAGCAAAGGTCAAACCGTTGGTCCTTCGTGTTCACAATGAATCGCTACTTCATTGCCGTCTTTCGACAGCCCCATGTTACCATGGGGAGCAGACTATATCACGCTCCCAGGGGGAGCCTCGCCATTTCGAGCGCCAATCGCTTGCGCCCTACTCTCATAAGAGATAGTCGTTAGGCTTTTAATTCAGCATGTTTCCAATAATATCCGCCGCTTCGTTGTCCGCGCCTCATTGCATTTGAAATCGCGGAAGGAGTAACTCCTACACTTGCCGCAGCCTCATCAACCGTGGCAAAATAAATCCCGTCATCTCTGATGACGGGTCGCTTGTTTCTTTCCGAGAGTCTTTGTTTAAAAGCTTCATCATGATGAATCTTTCCTTTGCAACTCTCGCTTATTTTTCTTTTGTGTTCTTCAGAATGTTTACTGCCAAGATTAATCGCAAGCAATTGCGCTTTGCGTTCCGGAGACATTGGCTTTCCATAATTCGGATTATTTGGTCCTTTTAGTTTTTCGCTCTGTCTTCTCCGGCTGTCTTCAGTAAAAACACACCCGACAGTTCCGCCGCCACCAACACAGATATTGTATCCATGTTCTGGATTTCTTGTATCATATTCGGATATTAATTGGATTTCTTTTTCACAGGCTTCATCCCGTGTCAATCCTTGGAAAAGGATTTTGTGTTCAAATCCGTCCCATCCGTACTTTTCAAATGCTCTCCGAATCGCACGGCATGTTCTGTAATTTGTCCCTTTCTTCCATCTTTCTTCAGGATCTTTACTTGTAATTCCTATATATTTTTTATGGTTGATTTTATTCTCGTGCATATACACAGTATAATTTGCTTCCATAAAACTCCTTTATTACAATTGGAAATTTGCTGAATTTTTAGCACGGTAGGTTATCCTGCTTTTCAACAGGACTTTCCCCGTTTAGACGAGTTTTCAAATAACATTGCTGTTATAGGGGGCTATATGGTTAACCCGCAGATTTGTAGCTGTTGCTGAATCCGGGCAGCGCTGTTACACGGCAACGATAGATGTGCAGGTGCAGAAGGCCTTTGACGCTCGCGTCCGCGCAGGATGTCCCGTCCGAATAGAGCGGCCAATGTGCATACAGTTCGCCTTTCGCGGTCGTGGACGTGGTCTTGACCGGAACCTTGTTGGCGTCGATAATCCGGCGCTTATAGGAAACACGGACCGTCTGACCAACCGTCACATCGCCCTCATAGAAAGCGATCTCGGTCGCACCGTCAACAGCGGCAGCAGACTGGGTAATCGTAACCACATACTTGCCGGAGCCAGCGGTAGAAGCCTCTTCCAGACCACGGATGTAAACACTGCCTTCCTGCACTTCAAAGGGCAGGTTAATCTTCAGGCCGGTTACAACTTCATAACGGGCGCTTTCACGGATACCAAAGTCACCCTGGACAGCCTGGACGCCGTTCGCCATTTCAAAAATTTCAGTGGTGAACTTCGCACTTTCAAAGGTCAGTTCCAGCGTGGAGTCAGTATCAATGTACGCCAGCGGGAAGTTGCCCTGACCACCGGTGATCGTGATCATGTTGTGTCCAGCAGTCATACTTGCACTGGTCAGTTCATCATACGCAAACACCGTACCATCGCAACGCACAAACTCAATGTTCGGCACGTCCGCAATATAACCATCATATTTGTCAATATAAAGCATATCGCGATTTCCTCCTTGTTTTTCTTTCTTGTTTATTTCTTCTTCCACTCCTCCTAAAATGGTCGAAGATTAAACTGTAATTTTATAAAAAACAGTGAGCCGATACATTTTGTAGCCCACTGTTTTTGTCCACATATCGTATTCATCCTGATAGTAGAAGCGCAGGTTCTGGCAGTTACGCTTCCGAAGCAGGAGATATTTCAGCCTTTCGGCAATAAGGACCTGCCTGCTTTGCAGCCAGTCTTCGGACGCCGTGTGCTCGACGTCCTCGCTGACAAATATGTCGAACTGGCGGTATTTACCCTTTACGTTATGGTTGAATGTATCAAACCCTTCCGCGTCATGGTGTACAATACGAACCTTCTCATTTGTCAGCAATTCATCCGTGGAACCGTCACGGATAAAATATTTATCAGTAAACTTGACGATGTCTGTCTCGATCGGGACAAGCATCAGTTCCTTCAGTTTCTCATCAGGATAGATTTCGTTGCGGACGACATTATTCCAGTTGTCCTGCCATGTGCGTGTTTTCTCTACATAGCGATCCGCTTCCGCCATCCGCATCACCTCACTATAACAAATTGTGACCAGTCGAAATTATCTATGTCTCTGCTGACGATATTCATAAAATCCTCAACATGATGGTTGATTTCCACATCTGTATTTTCAGAGATATATTTGCTTACATCCTGCTGTGCAAAACCAGGCATTGCTCTCGGTTTATACCATTTCGGAACGTGTACCCTTTTGTCCGAAGCAATTCCGTTTTCTTTGCCATAAGTAACGACTCCTGGTTTTGTGTACATTACCGCAGCGTCACGCCACGTCCAGCTATTGCCTTTCATATTCCCGTGTAACACAACCGATACGTTAACAAATACTTCCTCATTATCTTTTAGACTGTCTGTGTCTATCCCAACTTCAAGCAACACACGGTCGTTTGTAATCTCTCGTTTTGTTTCTTTTACATTGCGAATTGCCAACGCCCTCATCTCGCTTGACCCGTTGCCATTTGTCTGTATTTCCATACAAACAATATTGACAAGTTGATGGGATAACGTATCAAGGCGAAGATTAAGTAAATCTTTGATTGTGTTCATGCAGGCTGCGACATTAAAAGAAAGTTTATTCGGCTTAAAATCACTCATCGCCGTTCACGCTCCCGCCTGCAACACGTTTCGCGTTCAGGACCAGAATGCCGTAATCTTTATCAATATTGACTTCCGCCAGCGATATATTGATAACCCTGTAAGTAAAATCTCCGATAACCATCTCGTCATCCAGCCTGATTTTCCTTGTCGTTGTATTCCACTGGCAAGTAACTGTAATCAGGTGGTCAGGATGCATACCTGCCTGCAAGCTTGCGCCGCTGTAATCAGGACGTCCGGCATATTCTGTATGGTTGATCGGAAGGTTTGCTGCAACCGGCCTGCGACCTCCCTGTGTAATCACATAACCTTTGCTGTCTACAACCGGCATAAATTCACGGGTAACATCAACAACCGCATTGCATTCTGTGCTCTGCGTCGCCTGGTTGTTTGCGTGAAGCGTGATATTCCAGTTCAGCATAAACAGCATGCCGTCCTCGCGGATTACATAATCACCCTTTTGTACTTCGTGTGTATAATCAGTTTTGAAGTTTGTACTCATATCAGAGTTGCCGATCTTGGACTTCCAGTCAATCGACGTCTGCTGTGCACGGATATATTCGGGTTCATAATCATTTGTCCGTTCATATGTCCCGTCTGCGTTCAGCGAATAGTAAATATTGACGGATTCCTCTTCGTCATCATCTTCATTTATATGTTCATGATGAATCCTGATGATCCGGCAACCGCCGTCATACATATCCACAAGCTGTTTCTGTGTCAGGTGTTCAAGGCTTTCGTCTGTCTGTGTACTGACGTAATACCAGTTATGGACAAGTTCAAAAGTCCAGTTGACATTCGGTACGTCATGCTTGAGCAGCCGCTCGAAGTCTGTCAGAATCCTGGCTGGCGGTTTAAAATTTTCCCGGCTTGGTTTCTGTTTAAACTTAATTGTGCTCTTTGCATTCCTGATGTCATCTTCCCTGTCCCACACAACTTTCGCCATATGCCTCATCCTCCCCGTTCAGAAGTCGAGCCATATATTCGGAAAGCGGCTCGCGTGTCCGCAGTTGCAAATTTGAAGGAAGCCTTCCGATCTCCCCCGCCTTATCCAGCAATTTATGCTTAACACGGCTGAATACCGCGAAGCTTTCGTCGCTCCACTCTTCCTTCGGTTTATTGTCGTTCGCAATATAACCAAGCGTTTCCGCCTCGCCTACCAGACTCTGCAAATCCGACCGGATTGCGTCAACATATTCCTGTAGTGTATATGTCCTTGTGTATGTCGGCTGAAGATCTTTGTCCCGGTATGTTACCTTTACAACAATCTCTTTAACATCTTTCATCCGGACACCCCCAGTTGGTTATACCGAACCATCCGGGTCCACACCACATCCTGCTTGGCTTTCCTGTCGTCAATTGTCTGTTTGATATTCTTGTACGGTTTGTCGCCATGCGTTACCGACATTGCGTCAGTTGTATAGCTTTGCAGGTCGTCCACATTTGACAGCGCAAGATTATAGAACGCAATCTCACCCTCCAGCAGCACCCATTCCTGTTCGTCAAGCATCAGGTCGTCTTCAAAAAACACGCCCTCGACTTCCTCGTACTGAGGCTCGCCGCCTTCTTCTTCCGGTGGAATTTCAATAATCTTCTTGTCTTTAAATTTGTCTTCTGAAAACTGAAAGGTACGACCGCTGATCACATACAGCATCCGAATAGCATCTTCAAGCAGATCGACAAGATCATTGCTGTCCATCTGCTCCGGAATCTCCTGCCATTTGATCCGTCTGTACAGTCGTTGTGCCAGATTCATAATGTCCGTCACATGCGCTCACCCTTTCATATTTTATTTGTCCAGAAACTCGAAGCTCGGAATCCTGTCCTGGATCACCTGAATTTTGTTCATACTCAGGTTCAAATCCTTTGCAATATTTGCGATCTTATCCAGCACATAAGGCTCAATCTCGTCGGAGTTCAGCCATTTCTTCAGCTGGTTCGCATTCATGGACAGCTTCTTTTTAATATCTTCATCGCTCATAAAGTTCGCGTTATCTTCTTCTTTAACACCCATGCTCTCCAGAACTTCTTTCTTTTCTTCCCCTTCAATCCGGAGAACTCCCTTCTGGAGAATTGTACTTGTCGCCATCAGAAAGTCGATATCATCCTTTGTCACAATCGTAAAACTTCCCGGCGCAATATTCAGGCCATACGGTTTATCAATCGTTACAATGCCTACATTAAATGTCTGCGGATTCCGCAGTCTGATTCTTTCACTCATATTTTCCTTGCTCCTTTTCAATTAAAAAACGGGGAGGGTGCTGCCTGTTACGGCAACACCCGCCCCAATGTCGAGGTCGATTAGGTGCTGAGGTCGGCGTAAACGCTCATGTAAGGACGATCGCCATACGCGACAGCAGCATTGAAGTACTGATCGAGCCGCACTTCGTAGCTCAGGTCGTCGATATTGGTATTATCGATGGAGAAGATATCTCCCTCGAACACGACCTTCAGAGGCCGCATGCCGGGATCCACAGCGTTAGGCAGGATGTACAGCTTCTTGGTATCGAAGACGAAGTTATCCGTACCGTCTTCCATCAGCGGGTTCACCAGCTGGATCGCTTTCGCGCCCAGATAGGTGCCGATGAAGGCAGCAGCGTTCTGCTCAACGATGATCTGGTCGGCATACTGCTGGGTATTGGTGGTGGAGGTAAATCCGGTCAGAGCAGCCAGCTTATTCAGCTCGCCAACATCGCCCAGGATGGTAGCACCGCCGCCGATCCGCAGCCAATGCAGGATCATGGGGTCAATCGTAGCCTTTACCAGGCCGGTGGAGCCAGAGCCGTAGTAAGGAGCAGCCCAGTTCGGAGCCGCAGTGTTCAGGACGCCCTGCACATACTTGTTGATCTGGCATTCCATCTGGTAGGAAGCATCATTCACCAGGTCGGCCATGTTCGCCAGACCGTTCTGCATTTCAACGATATTCACAACAGGACGGGCAGACACGGCAATGGTGTCCATGGACATGCTCTTCCGGCCATTCTTGGTCCGGGGAGTGGTAGCGCCCTTCGCCTGAATGAAAGCACGAACGCCGCTCAGTTTCACATCGAAGGAAGCCTTATCACCATAGCCAACACGCTTGGTGTCAGCAATCAAGTCCAGCCAGTTGGTATCACGCTTCACGATTTCATTCGCAGCAAAGCGGACGATCTGAGCGATCTGATACCGGTTATTGGGAGTGGGGTCAGCAGCCAGATCCTTGATCAGCTTATTAGCGTTCTCGCGAACTTCACTGTCAAGGTTTTCCTTCCGAGCAGAGGCTACGACCACGTCAATCACATTAGAATCCTTATAGATTTCGATAGCCATTACGTTTCACCTCTTCTCAATTAAGTACTCTTCTTGGCAACGCCGCCGCCGGAAGCCGGCTTCACGGTATCGCCAACAGACAGCGCGGCATAAGTGGTACTATCAACGCTGATAATCAGCTCATCGTTGATGTTAGGCCGACGCATTTTCACATAGTGTCCGGTCGGGACTTCATAGGCAGCATAGTTGAAATCCTTGTCACCATAGTCCTCGAATTCGTTTTCAACAACATAAGTTTCTCCGGAACCCGGAACCACACAGATCAGCACCAGCGCGGGGAGTCCCCACAGGGTGGTCTTCTCGGCTACACGGAATTCGGAATCGCCAGCAGCCGTCAGTTTCTTCACGCCGTTAGAGGTGATAGAAACAAACACGCCGTTAGCCAGGGCTTCTCCAGCCTTTTCGCTTCCAAGATAATTGAAAGCTTCAGCTCTACGGAAATATCCAGCCATATTCAGTTTCCTCCTGTATTACTTATTTTTGCGGCTCAAAAGTCCGCCATACTTATCATTACTAACTTCCATGTCAACAAAACTTGCCAGCGTGATTTCCTGCTTTTCAGGTTTCACTTCTTCTGGTTCCTGTTCTTCTGCCATGGAAAGTTCAGCAATTTTCTCATAATCGAGTTTTTCAATAGCCTCCGCTACAGCAACGTCCCGAATATTCAGGCCCTGCTTTTCCGCAAACGCCTTGGCATTTGCACGTTTTTCAGCCAGCACTTTTTCCTGTTCCGCAACAACGATCGCATCGTACTTGCTCTTAATTTCTTCAAGCTCTGTGATCTTCGCGTCCAGTTCGGCAACCAGGGCCTCCGCATCGTCCATGGTTTCAATCACACGCTCGCGATATTCAAACACATGCACGGGTCCTCCGCCCCAGTCTTCAACACTCTCGTGAGTGTCAACGGAATGCTCCAGGACTTCAGCGTTCGCTTCTTCCTGTTCAGCAACAACGGTGTTTTCGCCGGATTCGCTGGTTCCTTCGTCACTCGCTTCAGCAACTTCGCTTTCCGCAACAGCAGCCTGTACATCTTCAGCGCTAATCTGTTCTGCTTCAGCTTCAGCAACTACCTCTTCCTGGGTTGTTACTTCCTTCTCTTCAGCGGTGATCAATTCGTTTTCTTTCATCGGATCAATTTCACCTCGTTCTGCCTGCTCTTCGCTTTCAGCAACGATTTCCTCGGAATCATCAGCAACCGAAGCAACCATATCGAGAGCAGTTGCATCAGGACATGCAGGCACAGATACGAGCGCAATTCCAGTTAATGCATTTTCCTCATTGGCATCAATATACAGAACTCCATCTTTTTCGATGGTATATTCCGGATTATACCTAACCTCGAAACTCACATTTAACTTCTCAAGCTCGTACAACTCAGCCAGCCTGATACAAATATCTTTTTCTCGCTTCGGCACACGAGCAGTTGCGTACAAGGAGATTACACCGTCGTTATCAGTCTCTGAATAGAAATTTGTTAGACTTCCGATCTGTGTAGACGAAAACTTTTTCGTCACCTTGTTGTACATATGCCCCAAGTTGTCGTAATTCCTTGCCAGAAGATTTTTCACATCCGCATAAAACGGCAGGCATTCAAATTCTTCCTGACGGTTAATCAGGTCGCTGATGAACGCCGCTGTAATTCCCTGATTGTTTCTGTTACCGGCAGAGTCCGCCAGTTTCATTTCAATCGAAAGGAATACCGGATTAAGCTTTTCATCTTCCTCGGCAATCGTTACTTCTGAAGCAAGGAGTACCAGCTTTTTCTGTTCGTTCTCCATGCTAATCATTCCTTACACGTCTCTAGCACCAGTAGGAGGACAGGTGTTAAAAACTTGAAGTAATATATAACAGCCTTTCGGCGTGTTACCAGAAGTGTTTCTGCCAACTAAAAAAGACCTGTCATGCAGACAGGTCCGCGTTCAAGGAGTTGGCTTCCTCTACGCAATTATTCTTCGAATTCCGCGTAAAACGCTTCTTTCGCTTCTTCGCTCAACCACCCGTAGCGTTCATCATCTTCCAGCAGCAGGATCGCATAGCTCAATGTATACTCCCCGCTTTTTACGCAGTTGATAAAAGCTTGAATTACCCTGCGTTCCCTTTTTGACAATTCGGATCACCCCTTTTAATGCTCAAGCACCAAGGCCTGAACCTCGGCGATTTTATGGTCTACATATGCTTTTGTGTCACACGGGTACTTGAGGTAAGCGATCTTTCCTCCGGTTACCGTAAACGTGTTTTCGCCAAGCTGAACCGTCGGGATATACGAATCAAACGTATACTCAACAGGTTCCGCCAGCATCACACATACCTGAACCGTTATCTCTGTGTTTTTCCATTCAGACTGCCGCATATGGTAATGGTCGTAGTCAAGGTACAGAAGATCATTATCCCCCGTTGTATCAACACCGTAACTTGTTCCGACATTCAGCGTCTGGTTTGTAAAAACACCGGAAACATTATCCCCGACGATTTCCCTGATCCCGCTGTTGTTCCAACCCGGCTGTATATCAACGTTGTCCATATCGACACACCGTTTTGTAACCAGCACCCTGTCAACCGCAAGTTTGCCTGTCATAGGATTAAACACGCCGCTGTATACGGTACCTGCTTCATCTTCAAACAATGTTTCATATGTTACGGTATCGTCTCCTGCTTCACGAACAAGCGTTACGCCGGTTACGCCGCTGATACGCCTGATGTTCCGTGGACCGGGTTCTCCGCTTCCTGCCTGGATCGGTTCAATCCCGATTTGGATATCGTCAACGCCGAGGTTGTCAGCGCCGTCGTAAACCGTAACCTGTGCAGTATTTGTCCGCTCGTCATGGATTGAAACAAGGTTGGAAGTATCTCCTGCAGGAAGTCCAAGATTCAGCTTGGCTGTCTGCCCTTCCCATGTCACACTCGCCGTTGCATCCGCTCCGGGCGGCAGTGTGGTAACCGTGCCGATTTCAAGGTCGAAAGCACTTTCGCCGTCTGCCTTGACGCCGGTATTTACAAACCCGCCCTGCTCCGCGTCATACACCATCCAGTAATGGTCATCATTAATGTACGGATAGTTCAGCACATTCTGTTCTGTTTCATCAACTGCTATCGCCAGGGCTTCCAGAGCTTTCTCAATCGCCCTGTGTTCAATCGGCGTGATCTCTTCATCGTCAATGGCTGCACGTCTGATGACCGGGATATGAATATGATATACGCTAAACCCGTCATCCTCGCTTGTATGAAGATACAGGTAAGCGTGGATATCTTCGCCGTTCCGCAGATATTCATCAGGAATCATCACGCCTTCAGCGTCCCCGGTTACCGTTTTGTTCGCCGCGCTCTTCGTGTTGCCGAACTGTACTTCATATTCTTCCGGAAGCTCAACACCCTCGATAATCAGTTTCAGGCCGTAGTCATACTGAAATGCCGGATCTGTCTTCACATAAGTTTTCTCTCCGACTGTTACTGTAATCGTATTATCTCTCATGCTGCATCACCGGCCTTTACTCTTGCGCTTCCGAACCTTCAGGTACAGAAGGCTTGGGGTTGCGTCCCGTTTCACTGTTGCCGGGATCACTCTGGCGTTCACTGTCATCCAATGTAGGACGTCCAATCGTTCCTTCATTATTATCAGTGCCCTGATTGTTTTTTCCGGGTGCCACGAACACTTCAGCTTTCCCGCTGTTGATCTCTTCTTTCTTCCGCTGGTATTCTGTTTCAATATCAACGTTATAAGAATCAAGCAGCGTCCTTGTGCTCAATACGCCCTTCTCATACAGTTTCATGCATTCAGCCTGGAATGCTTCAACCTGCGTCAGGTCACTGATAGGCATAACAAATGTAGGAAGCTTTTTATCATTGGACCTCGGCAATCCATAAGGCGAACCGTTAACCGCTCTCATAATTTTGTTCATTAATTTGCACATGCTTTGCCGTGCAGCATTAATCCTCATGGAAACAAGTTTCGTGCTGATCTGGCTTGTGCCGAACGATACAGAATTATCAGCCCCGGACGATACTGTCGCATTAATTCCGTATGCGCTCAGGATCGATTCATTTACGTTTTTATATTTATTTGCTTCATAGAAATGGTCAAGGTCCGGCTGGATCACGGAATACTTCACGCAGTCATTCGTGATAGCGATGCCGCCGCCAGCCTTCATGGCTTTCTTTGTAATAGAAAGAACAGCGTCCAGAATCGGCGTATCCACAACCACCGTACTGTCTTTCGGAGAACCGACCGCGCCATGAACAAAACTCGCCGCCGCAAGGTTCAGCAACGCGTCTTCCTGCGCACGGATCAATGCTTTCTGCCCAAGCGGAATCAGCGCGGTTGTAATTAACGGAATTGCATACCTGCTCCATTCCGGCTTGTCACCCTGCCATACCCACGTACTCTTTGGGTCAAGCTGTACCCACTCGACATTTTTCTTGAGCGCTTCGGTAATCTCTTTCGGATATCCTGCAATCCGGATATTCATCTCTTCGTCATCAAGGAATTTCTTCCATGACTTTTGTGCATTCTTGCGCAAGTCCTGCTTCAATGACTTAACATTGAATTCCGTCAGCGGATTACCGTTAACAGCAACGTTTGTAATCCGCATCAGATGCGGCGGAAGCGTAACAAGATCGCCGTCTTCCATCAAGGAAAAATAAACATTATAGAATACATAATACTGATAGAACCAGCTCCGCAGTTTTTCATTCAGCGAAATCCGTTCAAACCATTCATAATATTTATCCTGTGTCTGTTGTGTCCCACCCGTCAGGTAATATCCGTCAATCAGGCTGAAAGGCACAAGGATATGACGAACAGCACCGCCAACAAGATCATCAGCGTCAACAAAGTAATCTCCAAGTTCATAGAACTTATTGATATTCTGCTGTTTCTGTCTCAGCAGTGCTTCATAATTATAATCATTCAGCGACCCATTAAAAGTGATCGATCTTTCATTGTATGTGCTTGATACATCATTCAATGTTTCAGCAACAGCAAAGGCGGAAGCATTCGGCCTCTGATCATTATATGCACTTGCAGCGTCAACTATATTTGCCAATTATTTCCACCTCCTGTTTTATCTGATCGATCCGACAATACCAACCACCATCGGCGTATTGCCGCGCATATATTTCCGTTTGCGAATTTCTTCAAGTCCTGTAATATAATGAATTCCCATCATCAGAGAACTCACCCGGTCTTTGTGCATCGTTGACTTCGCACTGTCGAACAGCACATTGCCATTTGCGCCCTGGCGCCCGATAATGTTTCCCATTTCAATCTGCAATGCGTCCGCTTCCACAAAGATCGCTTTCTCCGCGACCGACAGTTTTCTGCCGGTCCCTTCCGCGTCGTCGTCGCTTTCAGCAATCTTGTTGTTGATGATATACCGCGAATTGATCGGAAGCTGCAGGCTTTCCTGTTCAAGCGCAATCGTTGTCATATTGACCATCTGCTGGTTCATCAGGTTCGTCGCAATAAACGGATGAATCAGCGGGACCGCATTGTCAATAATGCTCGGCTCGTCATCACGGACCAGCGGAGGATATTCCTTTCCGGTTCCTGGGTCAGTCCACGGTTTGCACATGAACTGCGGGAATGCGTCGCCAAGGCCGCGTACGTCAACCACAACCTTGATCGTATTTGGAAACAGCACAAGGTTTTTCCGCACTTCAGTTGCCAGTGCGTCAAGCCGTTTCCCTTTGAATGTCTGAATACGCACAACCTGTTTCAGGTACCCGCCGTTTTCGAGTTCCACCAGTTTAAACGTCGTCAGCGCAGCGTTGTCCGCATTGCTCGCGCTTGACGTCGCAATATCCAGCGACATCACGTATTCAACCGTTGACTTCGCCGGTTGTGCAATTTCCACGTCCTTCAGCGTCCTGCATTTATCCGTCAGTTCAAACGGGAACACAGCGCCCTCTGCAGCGCCAAGGAATTTGCTTTCATATTCCATCATGAATTTCTCTTCCGTCATATCTTTCCTCTGGTCGTCAAAATATGACTGTTTTGAAATCCCTTCGCGGACTGCTTCCTGATATGTCATCGCCCATGCAAAGCATCCTTTTTCACCGGCGGACATCCGCTTCAGGATGTTTACAAAAGACGTATAGAAATAATTGTTTTTCAGGCATGCTGAAGTAATACTGATAATTTTGCTGTCGTAATCCTCAATGCCGCGCTGGATACAGATATCACGCGTCTCGTTCATAATCGGCTTTGCAACGGCGTCAAGGTCGTTCTTCGCGATCTCAGGCGCCTCGTCACAAATCAGGATCTTTGCGCGGTTACCTCTCAGCGTACCCATCGAATAACTCTCGATCTTGCTTCCGCTCTTCAGCCAGCATACACCCTTGTGCGGATTTACCTGTACCGGCTTATTATGTCGGCTTGCGTTAATCTCGCGCAGCACATCTGGATACTGTAAAAATTTTTCTTCGATTTTCTTTACGACAAGCACTGCCTGTTCAGCTGTACTTGAAATCACGGCAATTGAGCTGTTCGGATACAAAACACCGAGCGCAATCGCACAGATCGCAATCAGCCACGTTTTGCCTGCGCCACGGTTTTTCACCAGGTCAATGCTCTGGAAATTGCCGAGGATTCGTGCATCCACACGCTGGCTCGGCTTCAGCTTAATCTTGAAATAATCTTCAATAAACCGGTCGAGGTGTGTACGCCAGAACCATATCTGTTTTTGCCACGCTACAAAATTTTTGAGTTCCCTGATCTGAGACGCTTTGTCGATCGAAGGCATTATCTGATATCCATCCCGATTGATTCGAGTGTATACTGATAAGCCTGAATCACCTTGTCGATATCATCATCAGGGAACGTATAAGGATTCTCATCAAGGTAACCCTGTGTCTCAAGCTTTAGGATAATTTCACCAAGAGATCCCATACCTGTGCTCTCGCCGGGTTTTCTCCGGCAAGCCGCAAAGTTTGAACTCTTGCTGAGGTCATCAAAAATTTTCTGCGCTTTCATGTACTCATCAGGAGTCCCCTGCCCACGACGCATCCTGTCCTCCGCAAGGTCGGCATTCAGTGACGCCTTGATTACCTTGCGCGTATAGTCCTGCATATTGATGTTGTCAAGGACAAAGTCTTCTGAATACTGTACATACTTTTCATTCATCCACTCAACCTGCTCCGGCGTGAACCAGCCCTGCCATATCTTGTCATAATAAGGCTTGTTCTTATCATCTACAAACTCATGCACAACTTCATCCTGTGTAGAGTCCGCAACATGGATGTTCTCTTCGTACTCATAAGCGTAGTTGCTGTTCTTCAAACTAAAAAAAGCCTTGGCTTGTGCCAAGGCTTCCTCTTCTTTTTTCTTTTCCGGAGTGGTCATTGGATTAAGGTATACTTTGTTGTTGTTCAGGTCGTATGCCGCTTTCTTCCTTGCGGCTTCCCATGCAACTTCTTTAAATTTCCTGTTGTTCTCGAAGCAGTACCGCTTTACTGTTTCTTCATCTTTGCAAAACTCTTTTGCGCATTCTGTGCACCAGGCATCCCTGTACTGCTGGGAAGCCCAGAGTTTGTTCGGGCTGAACTTTTCCAGCGGCAGGATGCGGTTGCACCGGACGCACAGCTTTGCCGGCGTTTTCTTTTTCGGCATCCTTCAAACCTCTGTTTCCTGTAATTAAAAAGAAACCCGGGATGATGCAGGCATCTCCCCGGGCGAGCTTCATTCAGCTCTGATATCAACCGTTAGCTTAATACAATCGGATACACACACTTGCGTCCGTATCCTTTTTCCATCACGATCACAGTCGCACCTGGCGGAGACCCGTATCCTTTGCTTTGCGCGTAGGGATCCATTCCGCACAGGCTCGGGATCCGCTCGATCAGCACATTGCCGTTCCGTCCCATTCCTGCGGTGAACGTCTGGTTTTTATGTAAATGCCCGACCATAAACACATCTATCTTCTTATTATAGAGTGTCTGGCAGTCACGGGCGATTGTTTCAATGTCGTTTCCCTGTCCATGGAGCAGCAGGAAGTTGTAGTCCAGCACATCAACAACGCGGCTCATCGGCGCGTCATCGTCCATTACGAGGATAACGTCGTTGTCCTCAAAACGCATGGCCAGGTAATGCATAACAACCCGCTCCAGGTTTTCCTCCGGGAACTGTCCTGCCTTGGTTCCGAGCGGCCTGATCTCGCCGTGGTTTCCACGGACAGCGTACACACGAACCGGGACGCCTGTCTCGCGATTCAGTTCGGCAAGCCACTGCGCAAGATATTCACTGAGCCGCATCGCGCTCTCGACAACGCCGTATTCAAGCCTCGTCAGCTGCGATGTATGAATCATTCCGTCCAGCATATCGCCAACAATCATCACGGTAATCATTTCCGGTTTGTGTGTTTTCGCAATCTGTTTAACCTCGTGAATCAGCATTCCCATCCGTTCATCAAACACATACGGATCATACGTATTCAGCACCTCGCCGTACAGGCCTTCCACCGTAAACCTGGCGCCGTAATGGAAATCACCGATCCCGACAACCAGCTCGCGGCTTCTGTCGGCTTCATGTTCAACTCTCTCCTGGCATACAGACACATTGATCTTCGGCAGCGCTTTAATCGCGTTGCAGATCATCTCCCGAAGCAGCTCGCTTCTGGATTGTTCGCGCAGGTCTTTCCTGATTCCGCGTTGAAGGTCATAGAGTTTCTGGCGCTCAACATAACCATCCATAACGTCGCGGGTTACAGCGCCGTCAATCGGGAAACACATTCCTGCGTCGCTTGCAAGCTTTACGCCGACCCCGGCTTTCCGCAGGGTTTCCGGATTACAATCCAGATCGTAATCCATGACCATGTCGCACCAGTCTTTATCCAAAACCCCGGTTTTCTTGTCCAGCATCTCCTGGACAAGGCTCGCTTTTTCCTTTACATTGAGCGATTCAATAGACCTGCTCAATCCCTTCACTTCCTCTTGGCTGAAATATCCAAGACCCGCTTTCTGCTCATCATCCTCTGTAGCTTCATCAGTTGTTTGCTGTATGGGTCTTCAAAATGTAGCAAGACGCCGATTAGCTTCTTCAGATTAACAGTCTGATGCTTCAAGTTTGCTGCAAGCGTCTTTGGTGGCCGAGCTGGGAGTCGAACCCAGAATAATTCCATGGGTTTAGAAGCCACTGCTTTTCCATTTTGCATACACGGCCATGTCCGCCGTTCGGCGGATGTTTCGCACAGCTTGGTGCAGGAAGCCGGACGCATCCGGCCACCCAGATATAAGTCCGAAAACTTATACCGCAATTCGCTGCCTGTACAGGCTTCGATCCTGTGACATTCGCATTAACAGTGCGACGCTCTTCCGGACTGAGCTAACAGGCAATAAGACAAGACGCAATAAAAAGGCCGGCACTGGTCCGCACTGTCAGGAGGCGTTGCCGGAAAACTATTATTAAGAAGTTTTTAATATGTATATGGTTTGCTGTGTGCGTCTTATGCAGACGGGTTTTACGTCTCCGTCCCGACTTGAAGGACAATCACTTCGTCATAATTCATATCGTAGAATTTGCCGCCAGCATACAGGACTTTATCCATCGCGTAATAATTGCCGTACTCCGTCTGGACCGGCTGGTACTGTACAGCGTTATCCTCGATAATATAGCATTGGTCGCCGACCCTGAATCTTCCTTCCGTATCAACAAGATACCAGTCTCCGTCCGGTATGCCTTTCTGCAGTTTCTTCGCAAACAGGCTGCATTTCCTGTCTCGTTTTGTTTTCCTGCATTCATAAGGCTCCGCTTTGCTGTCAAGCCTGTCCAGCATATCCCGGAACTGGGCTTCCTCTTCCTCTGCGTAATCCGTCGAGCATCCGGTTCCATACAACAGGTTCTCGATTTCACTCGGACAGCTTGACGCCGGAATCTCACGCTTCGCATTCATCACACGTTTATAGTTCGTTTCTATGCCATCCGTGTTTCCGATCAGCAGCAAATAAGCAAGTCCGTCAAGAAAATACTTGATCTTCAATTCCGGCGTATACACATCACCGGAATCGTTCAACCAATTTTTATCGCAATAACCGGACCACTTCTCCTATATGCCGTTCACATACGCAACGGCACTTTCATGGTTATCGATCATCGCAACAGAAGTCCTGCCGGAAGGTTCGATAATTTTATGTCCTGTCGCCAATATAATCCCTTCCCTCTTATATAATTAAATAAATCGGCAAATATGCAAGCATGTCAGTCATCTGTCCTCGATGCCGAACATAAAGCGATACAAAAAATACCCAACAACGCCGACGCGGGAACAATCAACAGCAGCCACCATGCACTGATCATAAAAAATCAACCTCCCCTGTATATCCTCTGAGCGCCTCGCGCAATTTCTTGTTTTCATCCATAAGCGTTACAAGCACTTCGCGGATTTCTGCAACATACCTGCTTTCCGGACATGACATACACATCCGTCCGCAAGGCCCTGTGCATGTCTCAAGATCTTCAAGAAGTTCTTCAGGTGTCATCTTTTCCCTCCTGTGAACGAATTGCAAATGACTTGTCGCAGATAAATTCGTAGCATGCAACAACCAGGCGCATCATCAAAGGATTAACACCGTATGTCTTTGCAACCCCATAAATCTCGTTAACCGTACGGGTATACTCATCCGCTTCATGCAGGATTGAATTATGTTTGTTCATAAAATCATACGCAACCCTGAACGCATCCTTCATTTGCTTTTCAGTAATAATCTCTTTCATTAATCTTCCTCCGCAGAAGAAAACATACAGTCGTCACAGTATTCTTCCACCAGCACCCTCAAAGCCTCATCCGGATCGTCGTGTTTTGCGAAGCACTCTTTTGCGTAAAGGCATCCGTCCATGCACTCGTCCAGGGACTGGCTGATCGGACAGTCTGCCGTTCCTTTGAATATCGCGAACGAATGAAGTCCTGTGCGATCGATCATGTTCACGGAGTTCCTTCTGCATGTCCTCATAGGACAATCGCTTTTCATGCACCATGTAATATCATCAAAGAACAGGCTGCTGTCCATCGTCCGCACCCACAATCTTCAACATATCATCCGGTGTAATCCGACCAGCTGCCTCTTCTGCGGCAACTTCCGGGTTTTCGTCAATATACATCTGGTACAGATAAGGCGTTGTAATTTTCTTCAAAACCTTATTTGCTCCGCACTTTGTCCCGCAATACTTCAGCCGTTTACACAGATTGCAGTCGCCGCCGTGTTTGTACTGATCATTCCCATCGTTCGGCTCAAGCCGGATATCCCAGTAATAACCGTCCCGGTCGCGCACGTTCGGCGGCAGGTTTTTGATTTCATTAATTTTATCCCGGATGCGTTTACGCACCTCATCTTCGCCAAGGCTGGTCACCCAGTCAATAAACTTTGCCATCTTTTCAGTTACCTGTATTTCATTAGACAATTGTATCTTCCCCCTTTAAATATTTGCCGATCGGCTCGCTGTACTCTTCCGGACAGCATTTGTCGCAGTACGGCGAAATCCATCCAAGCGTCATCTTTGTTGCAGGCGCACCGCACACGATGCATGTGCGCTCGCTGATCTGTTCGTATTTTCTCTCGATATCATGAATACGACATCCAATCTTTATGCCGTTGTCATAAATACGCAGCTGCCCGTATTTCTCTTTCATCTCAATAATCTGCCAGCGGTCAAGATCATTCCACTTGATCAGTTCTTCGCGGATTTCTTCGCACATCTTCATTCCGAATGCTTTGCGCCACCCATCCGGCATACTGTCAAGTTCTGTATACGACCAGTCATAGTCATGAACAGCTTTCATTTTTCCGTGCCTGTCCAGCTGTACGAAACGTTCGCCAGTAAACCTGTGCCATGGTATCAAAAAAGGGAACCGCTCACACAGTTCCTTGTTCTTCCGGATTATCATGCGCTTCTCACGCCATTTACCAAATCGTCCACGAATAGTCATACTCTTTTTCATAATCAGCGCCCCTCATCGCAATCACATCCTCCGGATCAATGCACTTGATCATTTGCCTGTACTTCTGCCGGATACATTTGTCTGAATATTTCTTTGCATATCCGCGCCTGCCGGACAGGGAATATGTCCTCCAGTACTCCCAACCATTATTCTTTGGAGGATGCCTTCGAATCCACCAGTTGTCTTCCTGGGCTTCACGCCGCAACTTTTCACGCAACCATTGAACATCATATTGTCCGGAACCATACGCATACTTCTTCGCATATTTCTTCTCAAGCTCACGTTTGTGCCGGCGCTTCCGCGCATATCGATTCGCCTTCATTTTGTATGATCACCCCATTAATAATAGTATGGTCAGTGAACCTCCGGTAAACGAGATGGGTAAATACTCATCTACTTATCATTACTTATAAAATTGTATTGATTTTAAGTGGGCTGATTGTGTTCTTCCAGATATGCAATTCCTTTATCGGTAATCACAAATCTATCATCATCATCAACATAACCGTCATCCGCTTTCCGGAAAGCTTCGCGGATCTCATCCATATCCATTTTTTTTGTTACGTTCAGCAGTTCTCCGTTTTCGAAAACCTTCGCCTGAATCTCAATCTCGACAGCATGCTCCGGGAACCCAAACAAAATAGCACGATGCTCCAACAAACTTATTTCATTTTCAACTTCCGGACTATCCGGCACACCAAGCATTACTTCTTTCTTCGCCATATTATTTTCTCGCTTTCAACTCACTGCGGTGATCCCATAGCCAATCAATAAAAATATCCCAGTTGTTTTCCACTTGGGCAAAAACGTCAATCTTTTCTTCCCTGAACCGGTTGTGTTCCGGAAATACGCGGATCTCGAACCGCCTATCAGGCGCGCTGAACAGTTTGTCTTCCGGATACTTCAGGTCATGGTACATTTCCTCCAGCGTCAGCACTTTGCGCATGTTATAAAACTCGCCGGACGGCCAGTGGTCCAGGATGACTTCCCATTCACATTTCGACCAGAAGTAATACATCAGCCAGCCATGCACGTCTTTTCCAAAACCTTCTTTGTCGTCTTTGTGTTTTTTCTTCGCTTTCACGCACTCGTTATAAAACCCGTAGTGCTGAAAGATGTTATAAGGTTTAATCCTGCCGGAATTAAAGTCACTTACATAAACGTTCCAGCAAAGCATATAAGCACCTCCGATATAAAATAACAAGACGCATGCATAGTAACATTCCAATTGTTATTGTATAATTTTTGCTGTTAGCGTCTTTCGATACGCACGACTGAAAAAGCTGCCTGGTGCAGTAGCCTTAACCTCCTCGTGCTTGTCAGGTTTTTTGAAAGATATGGGGGTGTGCAGTCGCGCCGGCGCTTTATCGTACCGATCTTTCTCCACCGCCACTTAATCACACGCATCCCTGTCAGATGTCAAAACGCCTTGTGTCAGGTTTATCTTCGGCACTTGCGTCCTCCGAATCCCGTCGGGTTGGCCCCGATGTGTTCTGACGTACGGGCTGTATTTTCTTCTTGGCATTTATCAGTCTGCCGCTTCAGCTACGCGCTCGCCTACACACGCCCAGACCTCCCTGTTCTTGCCTACCCCATATATATCACGCTTCAAAATCCAGTTCCCAATCGTGCAGATCCATATGATCCAGCTTCTGGTAAAGATCACAATACGTTATCTGGCTGTCACGCGCATACGTGATCTCCGCATATAGATTCGCCATCGGCTCTCCCCAGATCATACACTTCTTGTTTCCAAGCAAATGTGTAAACCACGTCAGCTGCAAGTCTTCAATCTTCGCGTCAATCCCGCGCTTCGCCAGCATTTCAATCACGGCATTCTTCGCCGCAACTTCAAACTCATAACTCGTCATTCTTCATCCACCGGCATGCCGTCATCCGACATCCAGTCCCCTTCCTGGATTATTTCAGTCTTGTCACGGCGCCTGCGTATCCACACAATCGCACAGACAACCGGTACCATATACGCAAACAGACACCAGCTGCTCGCCGCAAGTATTGTTAACCACATATATTATTCACTCTCCCACTCGCCGTCGTCGATCCGCGCACCCGTGCATTCTTCCCAGTCGGCATTGTTGCGCTTTACAATCTTCTTGCAAGCCTTCTTCAGAAAAAGCTCGAAGTTCTGCCTTGACTTCCCGTAATGGTCAGCAATGTCCGGAAGCGTGTATCCCTGCATCAGCAGGTCCACTGTCAGGCGCTCCTGCTCACTTAATCCCGCTCGCTCAATCAGCGAATCAAGGTCCGCATAAATACACAGTACGTCCTCGTTCAGCGCAAACACGCCGTCCGTGCTCAATATACCGGACGGATCAAACATGGGCCAGAAAGATTGGTCCTATACCGACCTGTCGCGAATGAGTTTCTGGACGACTCTTTCCTCACTCAGCGGCATGTATGAAAGTTCACTGTAAACTTTATTCGACACTGGATTCGTCAACTACCGGGAGTTTCGCACGTTTCCCGGCAACCTTCTTACCGTTCGGTTTTTCCAGTTCTTCCTTCAGCGCCTTGATCTCGTCGTCCTTCTCCTGCAGCTCCGCGTCCGCAGATTCGATCTCCACAGTCAGGCATTCAATCCTGTCCTCCGCAGAAATCGCCATATCAAGCGCCTCAAGAATGTCGTCCAGGCTGTTTACCAGGATATTCCGCAAACGGTCTGTCTCCTGCGCAACCATCATCCCGCTCGTCGTCGCTTTCTTCAGCTTGAACTGCTGTTCACTGATCTTCTCTTTCAATTCCTTCGCATTCATTCGTCATCATCCTCCAGCAGCATCTTCATGATATCAGCAAGCAGATCGTCTTCATCATTATCTTCTTCCTCGTCTTCGTCACACATCGAGTCCAGCAAATCAACAACCGCTTTCCCGGCCTTACCGATTTCGACAGGGCAAACCTCTTCACACCATACATGCAGGAACGCATACAGCAGCTCTGCCATGACGTCACGTCCGCTCATTCCCTTTGAACCCATAACGCCCTTGTCTGTTACCACCACAAATTTCTTTTTCTCCATACTTTTCTCCTTATAAAACATTAAAGTCTATTACGTTGCCAAGACCACCCTTCATGAGCAACGCCAGATATGTATCGCCGTCACAGTCCACAAAATCGTTCATGATCTCGCAAACCAGACTGCGGTATATCACTTCCTCACCTGCCGCCAATATTCCGCCGATATAATCAGCCGCCAGCACCCGGTTGTCATCATATATGTAAAACTCCCTGAACCCCTCTGGCATCAGCACCCTTATCCTCTGCGCCATTCAAACACCTCTTCATCCGGTCAATCTCGTCCTGCTGCCTGTCAAGCACAACACAAATCTGCCTGCATACTTTGTATAACATAACAATAGCTTCAGAATATCCATGATACTTGTCGTTTTCGTCAGGTATCGTAATCCCGCATTTCGTCAGCATCCTTCATGCACTCCTCAGAACTCCTCTTCGCAACATAATTTATGCAAAGTACCATACATGTCTATCATCTTATTTCTTATGTCAGTACATTCACCATTATGACGATATAAACCCCCTCCGGCGCCATCCCAAATACACATCATGCCATCCAGATATTCTTTTGTCGCTTTATATGCAAACTGCCTGTCTGTTGTATCCTCATAATTCATGCCATAATTGTCTTCTTTAACCTTTGTTTCATATAATATTGCAGAATTTAAAACCGTTTCAAGTTCTTCCTTTGACGGCAATTCTTCCCCACAATCCATAAGTCTTCTGATAGCACAACGCATTAAACCTATCGCATCTTCTATACAATCCCGCTCGCACAATAGATTACCGTTATAAACGATATAATTCATTTCCATTTTTTTAGTTCCTCCAGTTCAGATCTCGTCAATCGTTTCTCAAGTATATCTTGATCAAATATATCGCACAGCGCACGATAATAAACCCTCGGAAAATCAGAGCTTACTTCACTGATCGTAAACCTTATGCCACCATCGCTTTGTTTTGTTATCCAAGCATATTCATTCGCAACCAATACAGGCTTGCCATCAGAATAAGCAACACCGCCAACTTTCTTCTTTTCAATTGCACCGCATTCAATCAACGCTTTTACTGCATTGAACGCAGTCTGGTATGTAACGCCAAGAATTTGCGCCATCCGATCATATCCCATACTGCATACACCAAACGCCCTGCAATATGCACAAATTAAAAAAGCAGCCTTACGAGCTGTCTTTGTCGGCGCCGCGAGAATAACCTCCATATCATTTCTGCCAATCTCATCAGTACGACGAACAATATTATTCTTTTGCTTTACCTTCACCTCGTACCGTCTTGCCACGTCACGCGCAATCCGGCTCGCATCATCATCAATTTCTTTCCACGAACTTCCTATCAGCGATGTGTCCTGACGATTAATCCATTTGATCAACTCTTCATAAATATCATCAGCATCCCCGCCGACCGCTCGCAGCCACACCGCTTTCTGAAGCATCTTGTCGTGCCGCTGCCCGGGCGCGGTGATCGTCGGCTCGTTTCGCGCAACAAACTTCCTGGGCTTTTGCGGCTTCCTTTGATTTGCTTTCGCAAGCAGAATATCTTCCTTTTTCTTTTCTTTATTGCAGATATACGCAATCTGCGCAAAGTCCGCCGCGCTCATCTTCTGAATTTCAAATACATAATCATTCCGCTCGATCGGTTCCAGTGTCTCCCGGTCTACATACCAGCAGCGGCGCCCTGTTTTGAAATTGATTCCAAGCGGGATTTTGATCGCGCCTTTCCGTCCGGGTTTGCACTCCATCCTGATAGCCGCAATCACAGGATCACGCACAACATAGTTGAACACTCCCTCTACGTCAGACTTCCACACCGGCGCATCAAAAAACAGGTCGATGTGATATCCCTTGTTTCCGGAAGTCGAAACGTAGACCTTGTCGCGAGGTATTCCAATCCCAACAAGCTTGTCTATGACTAGATGAACCTTAATAGGATCCGACTCGTCTACATCGAACGTGTGGAAGATAGTGTTCCGTTCACGCGCATACACGCACACTGTCTTTTTCCCCTCGAGGTGCTCATAGATCAGCGTCTCGTCATACGGAAGTTTTACGGTGTGGTACTCGCCATCAGGAGTCATGTACCGATACCTCGTCATATCGAAACAGTAAAGGTTCATAATTTGTTGAATTACAACGTATTCATCCATTGAAAAACCTCACTTTTAGATACGATGTATTAATGATAAATAAATAGGTATATGTATATATATGTTTAGATATCATTAGATAGCCCCGCAGCCGAACCGGACATCTCGCCACACAGGGAGAAATCCAAGATGGCCGGACATCGTCAGTGTCGTTAGCCGGACCTCGCTGGCGAACCGGGCGAGTTGCTGGCTGAACTGCCCCTCACTATATATGGGAACATTTCGAGGTTGTTTGTCTACCTGTAGTGGAAATTTATTTTCCTCGCCCCGCAAGAAGGTATCAAAATAGTATCAAACTTTTATGATAAGCACTCATATCTCGCAAGGTTTTCATTGGTTTGTTTTTATTTTTGCCGAAAATGTTTATGGTTTCTCGCGGAGGATCCCGGCTACTGTGCTGTGATCTCGTTTTAAAATCGAGTTGTAGAAAAGATAGGCATGGGGGTTTGGGTGTGTTTTCGTATGGTTCAAACGTAAAATACAATAAAATACAATATTTAGTTGTGTATTCTGTATCGTCAAAACCCTGCAAAGCTTGTATTTCCTTGTGTTCCGGGTTTTTGCTTCTTTGCTTTAGTTAGCTAAAGAACCACTATATCTTGTGGTGTTGTGGATAACTTTTATATTATCCACAACCACCTGTGGAAAATGTGTGGATAACTTTTTTTGATCCCTTTTTCCTGTGGATAACTACTGTTTCAATATGAACGAAACGCCTTATTTTACGTCATTCTTCCCTGTGGATAACTTTTCCACAGGCTAATTTTTCGATTGTTAGGTACCGAATCAAGTTGTACGTACAAAAAACACGAACATTCACCTGTTTTTTAGCCTGTTTTTTGATCGAATGTTCGCCTCTAGACCCGAACGTTCGCCTTTTTTTAGACTTTGGTCTGTTTTTGTTCACAAGCCAAAAACCGGCTAACTTTCAAAAAATTTCAAAAAAATTTTAAGTTTTTTTCTGTAGATTTTTCAATATGTTTTAGCCTTTTTATATCAAGTTAGTTTTACCTAACTGTAAAATTCCCTATTGACAAACCGGATACGAACATTGCATAGTGACGGCGGATCGAGAGCACAAGGGTTCTGAGAGAAACCGTGATTCTAAGCCACTCTCAGTGTAAGACCGTCAAGATCTGCTAGGTTGGATCAAGAGTAGGGTTGCAGATACTCCCTACCACCTAGCGTCACCGTTTACTCAACGACTGTACCTTGACAACTGACTGTGTGTTCGTTGTTTGCTCACAGCACAGCAGTACCATAGCCTTCGGGATGAGGTTGAGTAGCCCCAGAAAGCAGGATGACTGCATCGGAGGAATGTACCGGAGTAGTACCATGCCGAAAGTAGAGTAGGCAGTCCGAAAGTAGAGTAGGACAGTGTACGAATGGCACAGGGTTTCGGTGTAGGGCGGTCGCCCTTCAGCTTGCAACTGGATGTGAGTATGGGAGTACTATAGACCGACCGAGAATCAGCACCGAGGAGTAACCATGCTCCGGAGGGAAGGTGTGTTTGCTGCGCCCTTCTTTCCCCGTGACAGGGCATGGTGAGATCGGGATCTGAGAGTTACTGCCATGCAGGGCGGTACAGGCTGAAGGTGGGGATGACACCGGGATGGAGGACGAGAAGGAGGTAAAAGCATGGAGTCCGTCCGGACAAGCCACCACGACCGTGAACCATGAGGGGGATAGTCTGCCCAAATCGCTGCATCGAAGAAGGCAAGCCGTCCGCCGTCCGAAGGACGTGACGGTGACTACCCTTGCATGAACCACAGAGATCAACTGACGGTCAACGTGCTGACAACCTGCGTTTGCTCGTTGTCGCCTTGCACAGCGACCGTCCGTCCTCTTGAGCGCCCCCGCCGGGGACGTTCGATAGGGCGATATTGCCCATAATAATCAGAGCTGGCACTATGCCAGAGAAAGGGGTATACCATGAATACCAACACCAACACGAACGCCACGAAGAAAGCAACCCGTCCCGCCGGATTCACCAAGGCTATGTGGGACAACGACACCTTCAGGGTGTACAACGGTCTGATCAAACTTGTCAAGGGTGAGATTCTCGCTCCGCAGTTTGTGAACCATCCGACCGTCAAGACCCTCATGGAGAAGTGCTGTGGCGCCAAGACTCCCGAAGATCGCTGGGGTCTGTTCCTGAACCTGATCGTCAGCATGGACACCTACTCCACCGTTGACCATATGAAGGTCAACAAGATCAAGAGCATCGCCACCCTGCGGAGCTGGTTCAACGGCGGTTGGGAAGAAAAGGCGAGCCGTCCGGTTTACTACAAAGAGCCGAAGGCTCCGACCGCTCCGAAGGCGAAGAAGGCTTCCCCGAAGGGGAAGAAGTCCGAGGTTAAGAAGGTCAAGAACGTGAGCGTTGACCAGTGGATTAAGGGACTGACGGACGATCAGGTGGACGAGCTGAAGGTCGCCATCGCCATGAAGGAAATGGCTGCTTGATAACAGAATCTGGAGCCTATCTTGGAAAATTGAATAGCGGAATTTGGAGCGTGGAGAATTCCACGCCCGTTCCCCATAGGGGAATTCTACACTAATGCGGAATTCCCCTGCGTGGAGCGGAAAATCCATTGCGGAATTTTGCAGAATTTGTTATGCTTTGGCATAAGGAGGTGTGAAATTTGCCAAAGAGTTTTAGGGTTAAAATCTGGGATGATTGCGGAATTCCGGATGAATTAAAGCGATATTGCAAAGAGCATAACGAGTCTGTTAATGCCTTTGTGAATAAGGCAATTGCAGAAAAACTTGAACGTATGAACGTGCATAGTATGACTATTGCAGAAATTGAGGAGGTTGAAAGGGGTGAGTGGTAAAGATTACATAGAGGTTCGAGTCGATGTGAAGGATGCGGAAATTATCGAAAAACTTGACATATTACGACTTGAACGTGGAATTTCAAGCAACTCGTTTATCATACAAGCCATTGCGGAAAAATTGATAAGGGAGGGATATTTACAAGGCGGAGTTAAGGAACATCAGAAGAAAGAAAAGGAGTTGAGTGATACAGAACAGTTGCGGAATTCATTGCGGAAAATAGCAATGCAAAGACTGTGATATAAACCATGACCCAAAGCACCATTGCGGAAAATGCGATGGTGCTTTTTGAATGCAGAAAAGTACCATGAAATGCCGACTGCGTAGCAACGTTGTTTCATGCTGGAAATTCTACTTCCCTACCACCTTACACTATACAACAAACACGAAAGGAAGGTCAAGACTATGGCTATCAAACTGTACGGAATCTATGCGGAAAATGGTGACTGCGTGAAGGTGCTTCAGTGCAAGCGCAAGGACATGGCGGAAAAGTGTATCGGCGAATATATCCGAATTGGTGCGCTTCCTGCCGGGAAGTATACTGCGGAGCTAATCGGAAAGGAGCGGAACTGATGCTGTACTGGATTGCGTTCGGAATCATCGTGATTGTATGCGGAAACGATATTATCCGTGAATATCTGTGATTTGTCGAGTGTTGCCGGGGCGAGTTCCCCGGCATAATTCGCCAAATGGCGGAAAAATATGCGAAAGCGAGGTAACTAACTATGGAAATCTATGTCGGAAAACATGCCATGCTGACGGAAGCGGAATCCTTGTACGACAAAATGTGGGACGATTTCTTCGGAGATCGGAAGAACCGTGTACGGAATCGGCGTGAACGTGCAAAGCAGGACAAACTCCGCAGCAAAACATATCTTCGGATTATTACGGAAGTCAAGCCGGATGCGGAATTGATTGCGCTGAATGAATGGCTGAAATATGCATAAGGTGGTGATCATATGCGGAAAATTATCTGCGGAATTCTGGCAATGATGCTGTCCGGAAATATATACGCGAATCTGACAAAAATTGTGGAGATTGACCGCAATACAGATGTTGTGGTCTGTGAAGATTGTAACGGCAACCTGTGGGAATTTTCTGGCGCGGAAGATTGGCAGGTTGGTGATGAGTGCAACCTTGTGATGTTCGATTGCGGAACTGAGGAAATTGCGGATGACGTGATCATTCGTGAAACCTATGAGAGGAGTGACTTGTTATGACTAAAGCGGAAGAACTGAAGCTGTTGGAGAAGATCGACGCGCTTATTAAGAGTGCCGGGAAGGACAGCTATATTGCCATGACCTTTGCCGGAATCTGCGATGTATGCCGGAGAAACATTACGGACGATTTCGGAGATTCGCCGGTAAATGATTTGGAACTGGAACGTGAGCGCTTCAGTGCGGAGCGCCGTATGCATGACGAAACGAAGCATCAGCTTGCTGATGCGCAGAAGAATCTGAAAGAAGCAATAGACGAAAACGACAAATTGTGCAAGCAGATCATCAAGATTACGGACGAACGTGATGCAATGTCGGATTGCGTCAACGGAAATGCGGAAATTATCAGTGAAGCTGAAGCGGAAATCCGGAAATTAAAAGCGAAAATTATCCGGATGCATATGGAGCGCATGACGGAAGATGATATGGCAAGATGGTATGACATCGAGAAAATGAATGAGGAGGATTGAACCATGAGTGCTGAAATGATCGTGGAAGAAATCGAAAAACTGTGCCGGAAATTCGTCAAGACGAGCGACCCGGTAAAGAAAGCTGAACTTAATGCGGAGATCGAGAATCTTGCGTGGATGCTTGAGGAGGTGTGATTCATGGAAAATTGGGAGATTCGCAGAGCGTTGCAGGACAAGGCGCGGAAGGAACTGGAAGCGATCGACAAGATTTCGCACGAGAAGAAGCAGCGTCTGACCCTGTGCGAATTCGTGGGCGGGAAATATAACGGCGCGGTCGTGTCGGAATACTATGTGGAAACTACCATGTGTAATGGTCGGCATAGCCCGGACGAGAGCGAAACACGGAACCGTGGCGGATGCGTTCATCATGCAGTTCTGGACAACGTGCCGGAAGTTGAAGGCTATACGTCTATGTGGGATGGAGATCGTATCCGGTTCGAGAGTTGGGATGTTTACAACATGATGTGTGATTAAGGAAGGAGTGCGGAAATAATGTTTATCTTCAAAGAAGGCGAACGTGTATATCTGACAGCGTGGGAGTACAACACGGCGAGAATGCTTGGAAAGCTTGCGGAAATTGTGGAAAGCAAAGGCGGAGAAGTGAAGCCGTCTATCAAGGTTATGGCGAGTTATTACTGCATTGAGAATGATGAGCCGAAGCCGATCTGGGGCAGAGGATACATCAAATTCCTGCTTGACGGAATTGTGTACGACTTCAGCGTGAACGACAATATGTTCTTCGATCACCTGTACGGAAAAATGCAACTTGTCGGAAATCAGTATAACCGGAACGTGTACTACGAAGGGTTGTCCCGGCGATGGATGCTGAATCCCCTACTCCGGACGGATTGCACAGACGAGCAGGTTGCGGAGTGTGCAGGAATTCTGTTTGGATTGCTTGTGAGTGCGAAGATGTCGGAAAAATACGAGGACAGGAACCGCAGAGCATATGTGAATTGGAGGGATGATTGATGAATTACACAATCTGGGACATCCGCAAAGAAACCCGCACTGCCAACTGGGGCGGTGCAGAATGGGTGGTAGACGGAGAACGTGGAAGATGCACGTATCCGCCGACCATGACGGAAGAAGAAGTGAGGAACGCCTATCAGAGAGGAGAATAAACGTGAATATCGAGATTCGGAAACTGCCGAGCGGATACTGGAGCGTATGGGTGAATGGCGATTGGGTGGAAGCGAGTCTGACGAGCAAGGAATCTGCCCGGGAATATGTGCGGAAGAATTACGGAGAGGATGTGAATATATGAAGATCGGACACATCGAGCGTGACTACCGGATGACGCTGAAGGAACAGTTGGAATCCATTGCGGAAGATTACGAGGGATTCCAGTATATCTGCGTATCCTGCCGGAAGATTACATTCATGTACGAAAAAGAAAGGGAGTGTGCGTAATGACGGAACAGATGAAGCGGAGCAGAATTGACGATCTAAAAGCCATGGATCGTCTGATGCGGAGTATGAACAATGAAGAAGGATTCATGGCGTGGATCTGCATTTTCCCGGACGGAGCAAGCGAGGATGATTATGCAGATATTGCAGAGGATGAGGAGCAATTTGAGGAATGTGTGTTGGAATTCCTGTCCGTGATGAGGCGGTACATGAAAGATGGTTTGTGCCTTGATTCGGAAGCAAATCGTTGGGGCACAAAAGCGTACTATCCCGGAATGAAGAGATGCGGAGAGGAGGGATGAGTGATGATAGTTGTTGCGAGAGCAATCAAAGGACATGAATTCCTGTACAGCGCAGCGAGTGCGCATAGAGTTGCGGAGAAGAAAGCGCAGAAGATTGCTGATGCGCTGAACCGTGCGGAATACGGAATCACGCCGGAACAGACGTGGTTTGTATACGATGTCGGAATGTACGACAACGCTTATGCTTATGGCGAAATGCAGGGATTTCAACTGCGGAAGGACGGAACAATCAGAAAGGTGGGGAGAGCATGAGTGAAAACGAAAGGCTTGCGTTGTTTCATGCGGAAAAAATTGGAGTGTATGAATACAAACTAAATGGGGATTGGATGGAATACTGGAGCTATTTTCCGGGCGAAGGCTTCCGCTTTATTCAATACAACGTGCAAGACGGTATGGAATATCGTGACGGATTTATCCCGTGGGATTTGCAGAGAGATCGCCGACCGATACCAGCGTTTCTTATATCGGAGCATGGCGGAACACTGTATAACTACAACATTGGATGAGGAGGAATTACAATGGCGAAAATCACGATTACAAGCACGAACGCAAAGACAGACAAGAGTCCCAACTTCGATCTGACCCTGCTGTACCGCAGGTTGTCGGAACATTGCGGACACGACGTTGCCATTGTCAAATACGGAATTGGACAGGGTTGCTACACGTTGGAATGTAACGACTGCAACGAAGTTATCTGTGATACAGACATCTACGACCTGTGTGCGAAGGAGTGATCGAGATGAAGCTTGAAGTCGGAAACAAGATCAAGGGCAGAGAAATCGTTTTCGTCAGCGATGACAAAAATATATGGGCGACATACGAACACTTTTCCCTTGGAGCGAAAGGGAAAATCTGGGGAAAGATGGCAATACAGAATCCTACGCCGGAAGAACGTGCGGAATACTGGGATGCCTGTATTCAGATCATTGAGATTGACGGAACATGGTATAGGTTGCTTGAGATGCCGGCAGAATATGCGGACGTGTTCCGCCGTTGCCACTGGTATTTGGAAAGTAATTCCAGTGCTTATAGTAGAAAGGAGTGTTTCGCATGAGTGACGAGTATGTATGGCAGATTGTTCCTGTAAATGTCTGTGTTCGCAAATTCTACCATGTGTACCTGCGGATTCCGCTTGATGCAGACCCTACGGATGAGGAGATTGAGAAGTTGACAAAACAGATGATCGTAGCGGATAACAGCGAGCTTGACGGAGCGGAAGACCCCGATATGGAAATCGAAGAGCACGATATTACCGTCTGTGGAATAGACCATGACGGTATTTTTAACGAATGAGGAGGAATGAGTGATGGGTATGCAGATGAATGTTATCTGGAGCAATGATCTCTACGGTGACGAACTGGACGGTCTGGAAGATGAACGGGCAAATCTGAATATCGAAGTCGGCGAGGAAATCATCATCATTGCGGATCTCGGTTTGTGGGACGGACGGCATCAGGCATACAAACTTCTGCATAGCACGAATATTGCAGATTGCCTGACCGGAACATGTGGCGATTACGTCACATGGTTCGTGGATGATCGCGGAGATCTGATGTGCCGTGATATCCACCATGACGGAACGAACCTGTATACATACAGGGCATGGAAACCTGAAATCAGTCATGCGCAGAGATCGTACTTTATGCAGAAAGTTGCGATCGGGAAAGCAACTCGAAAAGACATCACGAGATACACACAGAGAATCGGCGACAAGGTCGCGAATATATATGGATGGAAAGTGAGGAAATGATGTGCCGGATGTAACGAATCCGGTACATTTTTTGTGACACGATATATTTGATACGAGGATATTGTGTCAGAGATTATTTCACACTACACAAAGGAGGAATTACACCATGAACGATCTCAAGAAAGCCACCACGTACAAGGGTAAACCATTCGGGAAGATGGTTAGCAAGGTTGCGGAAATGGTAAATCCGCTTGTGGAGAAATATCTCAGGAAAGGCAAGCTGAATGTTGCGGAATATATCGTGCTTGTGACCGCAATCTGGATTGTGTTTCACAAGAGTGATGAAAACAACAGCAAACTTGACGGCGGAGCATCCGTCAGCACGGAAGTACACGATAATGTGTACTGCATCGCCCGGATGAAGATGGCTATGGAGGAAATTGCGAAGCAAGGTTGGACAGATATCATCTGCGCAAGCTGTTATGCCGAAGCGATGCAACGACAGTATGCAGGATTGAGCAACCGGAACAAATTAAACGGATACATACTGCGGAACGTACTGATTCCGAAAAAGATATGGGCGAAGCTGAATCTCGGCAACGCTCTTTTTTATCGGGTACAGAGTTTCGGCGATGTTGAAAACGTGACGGAAGCACGGAATCTTCTGCGGAGTTGCCCTGGTTATCTTCCATGCGCAATCTGGAGTAAGAATGCCGGAATCTGGGCAGAAGCGTTCCGGCTGGAAGGCAAACCGAAGAATGTCATGTTTGTGTGGAGCAGTCTGCGAATCAATGTGATCGATCCTGTGCCGGAATGTATCCGCGAGTGGGTTGATCATCGGTTTACAGTGTTCAGCAAGGAATATCTGGCAGATCATCCGGAAATCGTGATTAACTGCGGTGGACGGAGCTGCAAATCCTGTCTGGTGTGCTACAAGAAGAACGATGTGTTCGATATTTATGAAGAATTAAAATAATCGTAATTAATTCGTAACAGAAAATGTTCCCATAAGAAGTGAGGAGGGATTTTTATGGATCACAGCGAACGGATGGAATTTTTCGGAACTATGGTGGACATTGTGGAAGATTGGTTGGAGAGCAAAGGAATTACTGCGGATGATATCCCTTGCGATGATCGTGATCAGGCGATTGCAGATGGCGAAGCGCCGGAAGATTGCGCAATCATCTATGGCGAAGATTACGATCACCTTGCCGGAGAGTTTGAGGAACTGTGTATCGCATACGGACTGATTGAGAAGGAGGAGCATTGAGATGGAAATGGAACTGAAGCGGAAGATTGCAGAAGGAACGCAATGCACACAGTGGCAGGTAATTAAGCTGACGGATGAGGAAATTGAACAGGTCTACCGGGCAAGACGCCTGTACTACAACATGGAAGATATCAAGTCAAAACTGGAAGATTTCATCGGCGAGGATGAACCGGAAGACGAGCCGGTATATATCGACCACGGAATCGAGGTATCGCGGAAGACATTGCGTCGTGTGCTAAACGACGAAGAATGGGTGCGGAACACGGCAGAACGGTTCGACGATGCGCTGAACGATAACGATAGCTTTATGGAATCCTTCTGGCTGACTGCTGAGTATGTGATCGCAGAAGAACTGGACGGAGAAGAGGAGGAATAAGAAATGATTATGCAGATTAAGCGGAATATTCTGGGCACGGACGTTGTAATCGACCTGACCGATGGCGAGATTCTGGATGCGCATTACGAAGCGGAGCGGTACAACACACGGGAAATGCTGAACGAGCGTCTGATGCAGGAAGAGAACATCATCGACGAGATCCCTGCAGAACTCTTTGGCAAGATGGTTGACGAAGTTATGCAGGAAAAGGATGCGATGGACGAAAACATGGGAAGCAACATCTTCCCGGCTATGAATGCCGTGATCGAAAAGCATAAGGACGAACTGAAGAAGGAAGAGCCGTACAAGGTGTTCAGCAAGGAAGTTACGCTGACGATGACCCATGAGTATACCATCAAGGCGAAGAACAAGGAAGACGCCGATCGTATCTTTGATGCGTGGTCGGAAAGCAGGCACGGCATAAATCAGATGATGTGCGATCTTACTGAAGATGTGCAGTATCACGGCGATTGGGACTATGGACGTGCGTATGAAGAGGACGCTTCTGTGTGCGATCCGGATAATGCCGAGATCAGCGAGGAGGATATTTGATATGAAGAATTTCAAGGTCACGATCACCGAAACCTACAAGGCGAGCTTCATTGTGGAAGCGGAAACCGCCGAAGAAGCACGGCGGTTGTTCTGGGAGAAGAAGGACACGGACATGGAGATGGAGCGTGATGTGAACGACGAGCTTCTGGATGGTTTCGATGGATCCGAAACGAAAGTTTCTGAGAAGATTAGCGAGGACGATCTGAGACTCCTGCCGATGTACACCAACGAGTATCTGAAAGGAGAATGAGAAATGAGCAAACTGATGGATGAACTTATTGCGGAAGCGCAGCGGATCAACGCACTGGAAGTCGAGGTTGAGCGGACGGTTGAACGGCAGGAAGCGCAGGTACAGCAGGAACGCAAGAACAAGTTACAGTTGATCGGAATCTTTCTGGATGAGATGCTGAAAGTGCTGATCGAGGCGGATGCTATGCGGACGCCGAACAATAAGCCGACGTTCGTGGTGCTGAACAGGGTCATCTACAGCGAAGATGACGGATACAGGCGGACAGCCGGCATCACATTCTATACGGATAAGATTTACTCCGGCGGTTACTACATTGGAACGATGGATTGCGATAAGCAGGAATCGTTCGAGAGTGCCTGTCGCACCGGCGGATTCAGCAAGTCAATGAGGGCGATTGTTGATGCGTGGAATCCGGAACTTGAGCGCGATATCGAGAAAGCGATTGCAGGTTATATAAAGCACGTTCTGGCGGAACGCATGGAGAAAATGCAGAAGACGCTTCAGAAGAGCAACGATGACTATGCGAAATATGCAAAGGAGTGATTAGTATGGATATCGCAAGTTGGTACGAGATCAACGTTTCCCAGAACGGGATACACTTATTCGCAACGGCAAAGCGGAGTATCGCAAACAAGTGGGATCTGGAGCGAGTGTTCCCTATTATCAAGCAAAAATTCCCGGAGAATGAAGGCTACCGGGTCAGCGTGTCGGCGCAGGTAGAATACGGACGGCATTACGAGAATCCGCAGAGTGCAGAGGAGGTTTGGTGAGATGGTTACATGGACGTTTGATCTCCTTGCGTTGATCGTCGGGGTTGTTCTTGGAGTCCTTGTGATGGGAACTATTTTTCTGATTATGTATTTGCATGATGGAGGTGCATGGAGCATAGGATTTTCTGAAGGATATGAAGCGAAGCGATTTGTAGAGAAGTTACAAGAGTCGAAGAAAAAGAAGGAGGAATGACTTCGATATTAGCCAACGAACACCACCACCACAAACGCAGAAAGGATGATGAAACGATGATCGCATACAAGCAGTTTCGTATGGATAAGAGCGGAAAGTTACATCCGCTCTTTGTTTTTGCCAACGAAACAATCCCGGTTGGAGAATGGCTCAAGGCAAAGGAAGGAATCCGGGATATGAACGGCAAGGTAAGGAGCAGGCTTGGCCCCCTTGCCTACCGTCCCGGATGGCATCTGTCGGAGGCGCCGTTCGCTCCGCATATCGGCATTAAAGAGAACGGCAAAGTCAAGTATCAGCGACCGGATACGGTATGGGCGCTGTGCGAAGTGTGTGATAGCAAGGATTACACGCCGGAGGCTCATAAAAACGGAATCTTGAATGGAAAATTCAGTGCGCAACGTGCTTGTTTGAAGCACTTGCCGGATCATGGGTACTACTGGTTCACGACAAATCCAAATGCATACGGCAACTGGCTGATCACCGACCGGATCAAGGTGGTTAAGGTGCTGACCGATGACGAGGTCGAGGATGTTTGTTGGAACCAGTTCGGAATTCATGCACAGTTGAGAAAGGCGGCATGAGCGATGGCAAAACTGCACATGAGATTAAGCGTTGAGATTGAAGTAACAGACAAACAGCTCCAGGAGATTGTAGACAGGCAGTTGGCGGAGTTTGGTCGTGGATGTGATGTGGAATACGCGGAGTTGCCACGATCCGTGCAGGTCAAACTTGAAACAAAGCAATTTGAGCCGTGTGATTGGGACGAGGGCGGTTATATACCGGAAAATTGGCTTGAATATGACATGGCAGACTCCGGATTGTACGAAGTGAGCGAGAGAGGAATTGAGAAAAAGACCGTGTTGGACGCTGTGCTTGATCAGTATATTCACGACAAGAATTTGCCGGATGAGGAGGAATCACGATGAAAGTTTACACGCACGTTGTCACAGATCAGTTGGAACACAAACCCAGATACTTCGGAATCAGCACGGACGAGGACGGCACTGGTTACCAGAAAGCGATGGACTGGATCAACCAGCACCAGGAATATCGTGGAGGAGAACGTTACGAGTATGAACGTGATGAGTACGATCTGAACTTTGTCTGGAAGCTGACTGAAGACGGTTTTGAGAAGATCCGGTTCGACAAACAGGACACCGATGTGTTCGGTGCAATGCATGTTGGAAAGATTCTGGTGGAATTCCGGTGCAATGGTGGTGGATTTGATCCGGAATACCATGAATGTACGAATGATGTGTATGTATTCGGTGAATCGGATGAGGTGTTAGACCTTTGGGTAAAGGACAATCCGTACAAATTGCTCGACGATGAGATGTTTATCCCGAAGCGCAGAACAGTGGAGAGCTTCAAGAGAGCCTGTGAGCGGAGCATGTTGGACTTTCTGAATGCGCACACTGATCTGATAAAGTTCGCTGTCACTGACACTGTTGTTGACCTGTGGTATTGAGAAAGAGGAGGAGAAAAATTATGAAGTTTGGTAAGACGCTGATGGATTTTGCCCAGGAACTGACCCGGCAGATGAACGCTAAGAAGGACTACCTCGTTGATACTCGCAAGATAACCTTTGACTACGGCACGGATGGCGGAATGCTGTCACTGACCAATGACCAGACCAACACCACCACGATCCTCGGCGTGAATGACATCGCCCATTCGCAGATCGGTACGGCGCTCGGAATTCCGAAAGCCTACTATGACAAGATGCGCCGGGAAAATCCGGAGCTGCTGTCCCAGAACGTGAACAGTTGGTTCCAGAAAGATCCCAAGGAACGGATGATCCGGACGCTCGATAACGATGTCCGTGCGTTCCTCTCCAAGCAGTACCGCCGGATCGATAACTACCCTATCGCGATGACCGTTTTGCCGATCATTGCTGATATGCAGGATGCGAAGATCGAATCCTGCGAACTGACCGACCGGAAGATGTATATCAAGGTTGTGAATCCTCGACTGACAGCAGAGGTTGTCCCTGGCGACATCGTCCAGAGCGGAATAATCATCAGCAACAGCGAAGTCGGCGCCGGCAGTGTGGAAATTCAGCCCCTTGTATACCGGCTGGTTTGCTCCAACGGTATGGTGGTCAACGATGCGTCCACGAAGCGCCGTCATGTTGGGCGCGGAAATGTGGCGAGCGAGGACTTCACGCTGTACAGTGACGAAACGCTGAAGTTGGACGACAATGCGTTCCTTGCGAAGGTGCGTGACACTGTTAAGGCAATTGCGGACCAGACGCGGTTCGACCGTGTGGTTGATATGATGCGTCAGGCGAAGGATGCGAAGATCGTGACGGCAAATATCCCTGCGATGGTGGAGCTTGCCGGAACAGACTTCGGTTTCAACAAGGCGGAAAGCCAGGGTATCCTCGATCACCTGATCCGTGGTGGGGATCTGAGTCTGTACGGTATGGCGAATGCGGTCACAAGGTTTGCGCAGGATGTGGAATCCTACGACCGCAGTACTGAATTGGAGTCTGTTGGGTATGACATCCTCGGAATGTCACCGACCAAGTGGAATCGTCTGAATGCTGTCAGCACACTGAATGTAGCGTAAGGAGGAATGAATGATGAAGAGGTCTGTTGAGTTCTTTGCCCATGATTATGATTTCGATACCGCAATCGAGTATGTGAATACCGGAATGTATTCCATGCTGAACTGTTCATTCACCAGCGAAGATGAGGATTATGGAACAGAAACGCTCCATTCTGTTCCGTCAAATCCTCCGAAGCCCCGTGAGCAGATGGCTTACGAGATGGCGCAGGAGATTGCAGCATATATGGATGCGACTGAGGATGGAACATACCGCAAAAGTGGTGCGCCATACGCAGAACAATATGGAGTCTTCAGCAACTCCACGCTGTACGCGATCGAAAAGGCGCTGAATGAACTTGCCGGAGATTACAAACCTGATCAGAAAGAATGGAACGCAACGATCACCGACGCCGGAAAGATCATTGCAACCCGGATGCTGTCCGGCAAGTGCAAACGGTTTGCGCTCTGCGATGAGGATGATGCCTGGTACGGCGTAAAGCGTATCGATGGATTCTTCGACAACTCCCCTCGTGAGCTGATTGTTGCGGTCGGCTATTGGGGTGGCGGAAATTGTACCTTCGCTTATGTGGATGAAGAGAATACGGACACAAGTGAACCTGCAGATGCTATTGCACAGGCAATCAGCGAGTCAACCGGTTTGGATTTGGACCATGTGATCTTTGTGAAGGAGGATGACAAGGATGAGTAAGAAACCTGCGCTTGAAATTGAAACCACACTCGGAACCATTCAGATCAAGAAGTCCGGATTTACCGCTGAAGGTTATCCGGGCTTTGTTTTCTCAATCAACCACAAAGGAAAATGTGTGGATATCGCCCTGCTTGAGGTGGACGAGAGCGATCCGGATGAGGAACCTGTTGTGAAGGTTCATGTCTGGGCGCCGGGTCATGAAGATCCGGTGTTTGACCAGTGGTTGACAGCAAAACAGATCGACAAAATGTATGAGGAGGGAAAATGATATGGCAACACTTCGCACGATGAACCGGAAACTGGAGCAGACCTTATGGAGCCTTGGCGTACATCATCTCTCTTGGGAGAAGAACGAGGACGGAATGACAGTGTGGGTTTATCCGAACACGGAGAAAGTCCGGCAGATCATGGAGTGGTTCCGTGAGGCGGACGACAATAAGAGAAAGGCAGGGTGGTAAGTATGAAGATCACAAGAGAAATCAACGGCGTAAAGCTCGAAATTGTTCTGACGCCGGCAGAAATGAGCCTCGCATACGAGGAAATCCGCAGAGACACATGGGAATCCTGCATCCGGCATCAGATCGAGATAAATTCCGAGAACTTGCGTTTCACGGAAGACTTTGATGAGGAAGATTTTGTCAGCGAATGCATGGATGAGGTTGATGAGGAGTATTACGCGGACGATTATGACACGCAGGCCGAGGAAATTGTGTTCAGTCAGGCGGAACTGAATGATATATGGGTGGAGGATGAGGAAGATGAGTAAACGTTATGTGTATTACATGTTGATGAGGCCTCCGACTCCCGGCGCGATGCCGATCGACGGCCTTACGGATCTCAATGACTTCGGTGAGCGGATGTATGTGCGCGAGATTGACCGTGAAGCATGGGGAAAGCTGATCTATATGCGAAAACTTTCCGATGAGGAAGTGTGGAATTGGGAACTTGCTCCCGGAAAGGAGTTTGATCTGAATGAAATATGATCCTGTAGAGTATAAACAGTATGAGCGAACACCCATTGGGTGTTTCAGCGCAGAAATGACGGATAATGGCTGGGCAAATACCAAGTTTGACCACGAACTGCAGGAACATCTGCTGTCGGACGATGTTAGCGAGTTTATCAAGCTCGTGTATCACTTCTTTAAGGAGTGTTCGGACTGGGCAAAGCTCGAAAAGTTCGCGAAGAAGCACGGAACAGAAATTGAAGGCGAGAATTACAGCACGGTTCTCGCTTTTAATTATGCCGGCGACCTGATGGACTACAGCTTCAAGGTTGACCAGACGCATCTGAACGTATTTCCGTACAGAAAAAGGAGGAGTCGCTGATGTACATCGTGTTTGCAATCATTATCCTCGGCGCCATGTTCGTGTGCGCGTTCATTATCGGAGGAATTTTTGCCAGACACCTGATGATGGACGCGCTGGATGAGGCGCGCAGGCAGAGACAGGCAGAGGAATACTACAGGCTTGCCGGACGTCATCATGCCGGAGATCCGAAACCGTATATTCCGCCGACGCTCCGACCCAGGGCTCCGAGAGCGCGGATGCTTCCGCATATGAATACACTTGACCGTCTGCTCCACGAAGGAAAGCGCGGAACCATTATGGTTCGTGCCGGCGAAAGAAAGAAATAAAAAGGGAGCCGGACACCACTCCGACTCCCAACCATGAACACCAACCTTTCAAGCCACCACGCAAGAAAGGGGTCATGGAAATTTTATCACAATAAGGAGGAAAGCGCAATGAAAAACCAGTATCGGATTCCGGTTTGTTATCTCTGTTGCGAGGAAGGCAGGACATGGGGGTATAAGTACACCCGTGCAAACAGCCTTCAGGAAGCGAAGTCAGATTTCCGGGATTATTTCTCGGAAGACGACATTGAAGAGTGGCCGGACTATGACGGCATCGAAGTATACGATGATGAAACGGAGGAATGGTTATGAGCCAGAAAGCTGTATGGGCAACAGAACCTACCTATTATACTGCGCTGTACCGGCAGAAAGGAAGCAGGAAATATTACCGTTGCGGATACAGGTCGGACAGCCTGGGAGACATGCGGGATTTCGTCTACGCGGAGTTCCGCGCCGGGAAGTTTGCCACCGCAAAGATTGTGCGCTGGGATACCGAAGAAGAAATTGAAAGGGTGATGTGATATGAATGCTTATTATAATGTAGAAATCCAGATGGAAGGCAACAAGAAAGTTACGACCGGAATTCTGGTTCTGTTTGAGGACTTCCTTGGAATCAGTGATCGTGATATTGATGAGCGTGAAGATCATCACGCTGTTTTCTTTTTTGCAAGCGACATGAAACCAATTGAAGTCATGAACCGCGTTCGCACAATACTTAATCAGACCTCAAGTATCCATTATGTCGATGTTGTTTATCGTTACGAGTATGAGATGACGCCTGACCGGTTTGTTTGCTGGAAGAATGGTGACACACAGGAATATACAGGACATGTGATTTTTGAGGAGGACAAGTAAGATGAATAAAGCGAGACGGAAAGTGATTGATGCTCTGCTTGTAGCGCTGGCTGATATCCGCGACCAGATTGAAAACATACATGATCAGGAAGAGGAAGCATTTGACAACCTGCCGGAGTCCCTGGAAGGATCTGACCGGTATGAGATGATGGAAGAAGCTGTCGAGAATCTGGATGATGCGCTGGCTTCTGTTGAGGATACGATCGAATGCCTTGAATCTGCAAGGGAGTGTTGAGTATGCCGAAAGTAAAATCATGTCCTTCCCAAACGCTGAGTCCAACAGAGCTTGGATGGATCGTACAGGCATTGAATCATGAAATTGTTACATACAGAATTGAAATTGAAGAAACAGACAGCGACGTTGTCAAGAATCTTGGTTACCTTGCCATTGAGACGAGGACTAATCTTGTAACCAAACTGACCGACCTGATAAACAGTAATGCGAAACGTGTTGAAATTGCGTAAGGAGAAATTAATATGGAAAAAGTAATGATGATCGACTACAGGAACAACAATGATGAGTTTGTGCGGAAGGAAATCGATAATATGGAGTTTTGTGTGAGGAATGGAAATGTATATTTCATTTCCAACGGCGAAAAGTTCTGCATTCAGTTGGAAAGTGTAAGTCAGGTTTATCTGAATTGACAAACGATGTAAAATATGGTATAATATGCAAACCATGAACCACCACACCACCGACTGAGAAAGGAGTATTTTTATGTGTATGTATCCGATGATCGATTTCTATGTCGAGTCCTGCAGTATCGCAGAAACCTCTGTGGCACACCATATCGACGTTCTTCAGCGGGTCTTCCGCCAGATGGAGGACTTCGGTGTTAAGATGAACGAGGAATCCATCGACGGGTTGACCGGCGCTTCACTGCAGCGCTGGTTCAATGCGTTCAAGAAGGACAAGAAGCCGTCCACAATCAATAACTATGTGGTAACAATTAATCCGTTCCTTCGCTGGGCACATACGATCTATCCGGACATTCCGGATGTGTCGAACGTGCTGAAGACGATGCGGCTCCCCTCTTATGATCAGATCCCGGATGAGGAGAAGCCGAAGGATAAGTACTACTCCGATGAGGACATCTCAAAGCTGCTGGCAATTCCAAAGCGCGACTCCGACCTGAAGAAGCGTGACAGGGCGATCATCGCCATGTTTATCGGCACAGGCCTCCGCGCATCAGAGCTTTGCCAGCTGACGGTGGGGCATCTGCGGAATTACAAGCACGGATATGTGCGTGTTCGCCGTAAGGGCGGCGCCATCAAGGATGTGGATGTGGCGGAATTTGCGTACAAGTATGTGGAGACGTACCTGAAGACGCGGAAGGACATCAAGGACAGCGATCCGCTTTTCATAACCACGCATGGTATGCCATGCAGCCCAAACCAGCTCTGGTACGCTATGACGAACAAGCAGAAGAAGGCCGGAATTCTGGATAAGGGATATCAAGGTGGCTTGCACGTATTCAGGCACTCGTTCGTATCTGCGGTCGAGAAGATCGGCGGCGGAGCGGTTGCCAGGGACCTTGCGAACCACAAGTCCCTGGCCATCACCAACCGGTACGACCACTCCACTGCGGAGCAGCGGCATGATGCTGTCAACTCCCTTGCCTGGGGCAGATAATATAATAGGAAGAAACTCACACGACTCACAAAAACGTGGGCCGTGTTTTTTTTCCGCCGGAAATTTTTATAAAAATTGTAACGAATGTGACGGTTGTGTACGGACGCAACGGAACAGTTTGTATTATTGTACGATTAGAAAGGAGAAAAACAATATGGAACTTTCTTTAATGGTTGCTCAGTTAAAAGAAGAAGAGGCCTCGATCGCGAAAACGCTGAAAGAAAGAAATGAAGAGGCAAACGCTGTTCGTTTCCGGCTTGGTGTTCTGGAAGCGGAAATTAACAAGCTGAACGATAAACATGCCGCAATCAAAATGGCTGTTGAGTCCCTTGAGCTTGTAAAAGATGACAGCAACCCTGCAATCACCGAAGAACCTGCGGAAAGGCCAGTTCCGGAATTTATCAGGCTGAAACAGGAAGCTGAAAAAGCCAAGGATACTGTCCCTGCGGAAAAATCTCACAGTCGGAAGCCCAGGAAGATCGGCAAATATGCTCCGAACGGCAAAAAGATTGGCGAGTACCCGTCTATTACACAGGCAGCAAAAGCATTTGGTTGGGGCAATGTTCCTATGGCCAAATATGTTGAGAATGAGAGCAAAGAAAAGCAGATTAAGCTTCGCGGGTTCTATCTGAAGTTTATCGCAGCTTAATAAAAAAAATATTTTTCAAACTGGTAGACAAACAAGGCAAAAATGTTCCCATAAATAGTGACAGGAAACCGAATAAATACGAAAAAGGAGAAATAAGTTATGGCGCTTCAGTTTAAGAAAGCTCAAAGAGAACAGGTTCGTATCAAAGTTTCTATCGCAGGCCCCGCAGGAGCCGGGAAAACCATGAGCTCGCTTCTGATGGCTTATGGTATTACCAGAGCGGAATATCCGAATCTTTCCGAAGCGGAAATATGGAGCAAGATCTGTATTATTGATACGGAATCCGGCTCCGGTTCTCTGTATGTCGGCAAACAGGTTGGTGCTACAGTAATTGGCGAGTATAACACAATTCCGCTTCCTCCGCCTTTTGAACCAGATGTTTTTGTGGATGCTATTCATATGGCGGAAAACTATGGAATGAATGTAATTATCATTGACAGTCTTTCCCACGCATGGGCAGGAGCCGGCGGCGCTCTGGACCAGCAGGGCAAAATCGCCGAGCGTTCCGGTAATTCGTGGACGGCGTGGAGGACTATCACCCCGAAGCACAACAAGCTTGTTGATGCGATGCTGCAGTCTCCCGCTCATATTATAGCAAATATGAGAGCCAAGATGGAATACCAGCAGACGACGAACGAAAGTGGGAAAAAGCAGATCAAAGCTCTCGGTATGGGCGTTGTTATGAAAGAAGGCATTGAGTACGAGTTTACTGTGTCTTTTATGCTGGATTATGACCATGTTGCCAATGCCACCAAAGACCGTACCGGAATGTTTGATGGAAAATATTTTGTGATTGACGAGAATACCGGCAAACAGATGTATGCATGGCTTTCGTCCGGCGCTGTCCCTGCGCCAAAGACTGCGGAAGTTCCCGCTCCCTCCCCCGCTCCTTCCGATCTTTCCGACCGCGTTGCAAAGGCGCTCGCCGTGGTTGACCCGCTGATCGTTGCCGCTGCAGCTGCGGACAAGGAAGGAACCAAGGCAAAGGTGATCGAGATTTGCGGCACTGCAAATTATAAACAGGTCACTGATATCGATGTATTAACCAAACTGTATCATGCATTCAATGTGTAAAGGAGAAATTTTATGAACAGAATTACTGTAATCGGTCGTATGGCAAGCGATGTTGAGGTAAAGGACTTCAACGGTCGCAATGTGGCGAACTTCAGCGTTGCCGCGCAGAACAAGAACAAGGATAAGCAGACAAATCAGTACGGCACCAACTTCTACCGCGTGTCCGCATGGGGAGCGACTGCGGATATCGCGACGAAATTTCTGCGGAAAGGTCACCGTGTAGGAGTGTCCGGAGATCTTGTGATCCGCGATTATGTTGGAAGCGATAATGTCAAGCACACCGCCGTTGAGATCAATAACGCGGAAATTGACCTGATTGAAACCAGGGCTGAATCCGAAGCAAAGGCACAGGCGTCCGCTCCCGCCGCACAGGCTCCTGTTTATCAGCAGGCGCCCGCACAGACTTATACGCAGAATCCAGGGTTTACGCCTGTAGAATTCGATAATGGACTTCCTTTCTAAAGATTAAATATTCTCACAAAACCAAATAGTGTGAGGGATCGCACGTTTTACACATTCACTCCCTCACCATCACATGAATACGTGAATGGGAGGGAGTGTTTCTTATGCAATTGTCCAGGGAACGCGAAGCCGAATTAATCGAGCAGAACATGCCGAAAATTTATCGGTCTGTCGATAATTTTATGGCAAGGTATACAGGCAAAAGTGCACGTCAGGCATCTTATGATGACTGTGTCCAGGAAGTTGCCATTGCGTTCTTGAAATATATCCGCAACTGCGACACAGAAGAAAAGATAAACAAGTTCCCATGGTACGATGCGACAAACGCAATGAGCAGACTGGTATTGCAAAACCAGTCTGTTTCCGTCCCGTTAAGAACGTCCAGTTTTACCAAGATAACCAATTCAATTCCTGCAACAGTTTCTTATGACGTTCTCGTGTCGAGCGGGATTGAAATTGATGGTATGTCAAAACATTGGGTCCCGGACAAAGAGACAGAAATAGATTTCAATCTTTTTATGTCTACACAGAATGAAAGCACACAACGGATTGCATCAATGCGTTTGTATGGCATGAATATACGTGAAATAGCAGGTCAGTTTGGGGTATGTTTTCAGGCAATTGATAAAAAAATAAAAAAACTCAAGGAAGAGTACGACGAATTTGATAAAGGAGATGAAGATGATGAGTGATTTTATGTCTGCGCTCGCCGAAAGAGCTTACTGGCTTCAGCCGAACGTTTCCGTAACCGAAAACGGCGCTGTTGGACTCCGCACAACCGGCAAAGCCCTGCTGGACTGCAATTTTGCGCTTTCGTCCATGCGAAATATGTCTCCGGATGAGATCTGGAACAAGTTTTTGCCGGCGTACAATGAAAATCCGACGCTTGCGATCCTTTGGCTGTTCTTCGCCAGGGATGCGAGAGAAGGTTGCGGTGAAAGACGTACGTTCCGCGTGATTTTTGAGCGTTTTTGCAATGAAAACCAGGACGCAGCGATCAAACTGCTTCATCTGATTCCGTTTTATGGCCGCTGGGATGATGTGGTCGAAGTTGTGTTCGGTCATGTGCCGTGCAAGGTGCGTGACGAAGCGATCGAATTACTCCGTATGCAGATTCAGTCGGACATCCGGATGGCAAATACCAAACAGCCTGTTTCTTTGCTTGCCAAGTGGTTACCGTCACTCAACACTTCCTCCAAAGAAACTCGCCGCAGGGCTGAATTCCTGCGAAACGCGTTCGGATGGGCGCCGGCACAGTATCGCATGAATCTTTCAGGTCTACGCAGGCGCATCAAGGTTGTCGAACAGCAGATGTCTGCGAATCAGTGGAGCGAGATTGACTACGAAGGAGTCCCTTCCCGCGCAGCCATGAATTATCGCGACGCTTTCCTCCGCCATGACGGCGATCGATATGAAGAGTACTTGACAAATGTCAAGGAAGGCAAAGCGAAGATCCATTCCGGTGTACTTTTCCCGTATGATATCGTTCATGCGTATCGAAACAAGTGTGATGCCGATCCGACGCTTGAGGAACAGTGGAAAGCACTGCCGAACAAAGTGCCTGAGAACGGCTCCACACTGGTTGTCGTTGACGGTTCCGGTTCAATGGGTTCACCTGTTGGTAATACAGGCGTTTCCTGCCATGATGTGGCGCGTTCGCTTGGCATTTACTTCTCAGAGAAACTGACGGGTCCGTACAAGGATTCGTTCATAACCTTCTCTGCAAATCCGAAGTATGTGCATTTCCACGATGGCCTGACACTGGCGGCAAAACTTCAGATCATGCGTCATCATGACGAGTGCTCGAACACGAACATCGAAAAGACGTTCGATCTGATCCTTGATACCGCCGTGAGGAACCATCTGAAACAGGAGGAGCTCCCGGCGAATGTGCTGATCGTCAGTGACATGGAGTTCGACCAGGCAACAGCTTGTTGCAGTTATTTGTATTACTGTTCCAAGGTCGATCAGACGCTCTTCGATACGATTCGTAACCGCTGGGAATCCGCCGGCTATAAGCTCCCCCGCCTGATCTTCTGGAACGTCTGCTCACGCACAGGAACTATTCCGGTAACTACAAATGAACTTGGCGTTGCGCTGGTATCCGGTTTCTCGCCAAACATTGCCGACATGGTTATGTCCGGCGAACTGGATCCGTACAAGTGTCTGGTGGATAAACTGATGTCAGGTCGGTATAAGCAGGTTGAAGAAGCGTTGAAGGAGTGAGTGGTTTGCTTGACCAAGAGCAAAGGCAACGGATCGTAGATTTCGCTGACAAGTATCTCGCGCCATATTCCATTAAGACTTCGGGCCAGGATGAGAAAATCATTCCTGACCTTTGTCCTTTGTGTCACGGCGGTTCTCACGGAAAAGATAAACATACCTTTGCGCTGTTTTTAAACAACGGTACATTCGTCTGCAAGCGCGGTTCCTGTGGGCGCCACGGCAGGTTTGAAGAGCTTGTCAAGGAATTGTCAGGTCAGGACGTAAAACTGAATCGTTCTGTTTTTTCAAAGAAATCCGACAAACAGTTTGTTCTTCCGAGTATTTCTGTCTTTGATCCGACCGAAGAAATATACAGGTATTTTGAGTCGCGTAAAATCTCGCGTTCGACTGTGGATGCGCTGAGGATTGGATCCGATAAGGAAGGCAACATTGTTTTTCGGTTCTTCTGGAACGGCGAGGATGTATATCATAAGTTCCGCAAGCCAAGAAAACCGTTGCCTGAAGATAAAGGCCGCAAGGAATGGCAGGAGTCCGGCACCAAGGCAATCCTGTACAACATGGACGGGGTTGTTTTTAATCAGCCGCTTATTATTACTGAGGGCGAGATTGATGCGTTGTCTCTGTATGAAGCCGGTCTGACCAATGTTGTGTCTGTCCCATGCGGTGTGGACAACAACGACTGGATCACATATTGCTATGACTGGCTTGAAAAGTTCCAGACCATTATCCTGTTCGGTGATAACGACGCGCCTGGTCATCGTGGCGTTGAGAACTGGACAAAAAAGCTTGGTGAATACAGGGTCCTGATTGTTAAGGATTACCCGGAGATTCCGGGTACAAATCCTGTGCAGTATTGCAAGGATGCCAACGAAATCCTGTATCGTTTCGGCGAGTCCGCGCTGATCGAAATGGTTGAGTCCGCCGACGATGTAAAAACAAAAGGGCTCATCCGGGTCGCTGATATTATTCCTGTTGATCCAACCAAGATTCCCCGGATCAAAACCAATATTCCTGCGCTGGACGATGCAATCGGCGGTCTTGCCGAGGGTTGTGTCACTGTGTTCACCGGCAAGTCCGGCAACGGTAAATCAACGCTGTCCGGCCTGATCCTGTTGAATGCAATCGAACAGGGATATACATGTGTTGCGTATTCCGGTGAACTCTCCGCAGGATTGTTTCAGGAATGGATCTTGGCACAGGCTGCAGGAAGTGACTGGATCGGCCTGAAATGGGACCCGATCCGTGGACGAAATATTCCGTATGTTTCCCCGGAAATCCAGCATCGTATTCTTGACTGGCTTGGCGACAGGCTTCTGCTTTATGACAACAACGAACAGTTCGTTGACCTGAAGCAGACGGACGCAATCATCAATGTCTTCACACAGGCTGCTCGCAAGTACAATGCAAAGCTCTTCCTGATTGATAACATGATGACTTCCGTTGCAGACTCTGATGATGAATGGCGAGCGCAGGCAATCTTCATTAACGCAATTAAAAAGTTCGCAACCCATTATCAGGCGCATGTCATGCTTGTCGCACACCCAAGGAAGACAAAAGTAGGTGCCGAGATCACGCGTGACGATATCTCCGGCACATCTTCCATTATGAACCTGTGCGATAACGCGATTGTTATCAAGCGTCCTGACCTTGAGATTATCAAGTCACGTCTTGATGGCAAGCAAGTCAATATTCCTTGTTGTTATGCTGGTGATTCACGCAGGATCTTCCAGGCTGACAAGGGTGACCTGAACCATTTCTCGTGGGATCATACCGGATTAACCAAACCGAAGCCACGCGCTGACTCCATGCCCGAGTATGGTATTCAGCTTTCCCAGCTCGATCGCCAGCCGTTCTGATTACAGCGCATATATTATCTATAATGCCAATTTTATCCTTGTTTAGATAATATATTATTCATTCCATTTTAACTAAAACAAATAAACAACCGCCGGAACAACCGGCAGGAAGGAAATAATATGGTTGATGATTTTGATTCCTTGTTGCTTCAGGCAATACATACTGGTGATGGTAGTTATTACTGGCATGATTGCCGTTTGATACCTGTAAGTGAAACCAAAGAAACTGTAACCAAAGATATTCCTGACGAAGAAATCCCATTCTGTGATCTTGACTGTTCTGAGTGCGATCTCTGCCAGGAAGAATGTTTCGACTGCGAACTTGAGCTCGAGGAAGAAGATCCGATGATGTGGGGTATCCCTGACGTCGATCGTATTATCTTCAATCCTCCGGCAACGATCGTCTTCTGGGACGACGGAACAAAAACCGTAGTCAAATGCATGGAAGACCAGCCCTACGAGAAATACGCCGGGTTTGCCATGGCCTGCATGAAGAAGATGTTCGGTTCTACCTCCCGGGCCAAGGCGATCATGCAAGAGTGCGACATGGATAACCTGAAACCTGTGGCCGAACCAAAGCCTGAACCAAAGAAAACCGAGCAAAAGCCAAAAGAATACGATTCCAATCCGCAGCCTACTAAATTTATCTGCGATGCGATCAACAATCTTGCCAAAGCAATTACCGGCGAAGCATCAAAGGAGAAGAAGGATGAAACACCTGCCGAATAACTTCCGGTACAGTTTCAGCAAGATCGCAGCTTTCAAACAATGTCCCATGTCATTCTATTTGACATACGTTGAAAACCCCGGCAGCGACGATGAACTGCCGGGGTACTTTTCCGAGTACGGTTCGCTGATGCATTCGATTCTGGAGCAGTATTACAAGGGCAATCTTCCTGTATTCTGTCTCGCAGATGAATGGCGGTCCCGTTATGAGTCTGAAGTAATTGTTGCTCCTCCGCCGTTTCCAAAGGGTTTCGGTGAGAAGAATTACAACGCTGCGATTCAGTATCTTGAAAATTTTGAAGGCATCCCGGATGGTTACAAAGTCCTTTCTGTTGAAAAGAAGTTTGTGCTTGATATCGGCGGTTATCCTGTTTCGGGAATTGCCGATCTGGTGCTTTGCGACACGGCCTTGCAACCGGATATCATCATTGTTGATCATAAGACAAAGTCCATGGCCTCAATGAAAAAAGAATACCAGATTTACAGGATGCAGTTATATCTCTATGCGATCTGGTGTAAGCAAGAGTACGGCGTATATCCGAAGACACTGCGTTTTAATATGGTCAAAGACATGGTGAACATTGATGAGCCGTTTGATGAAGCGATGGTTGACGTCACAAAGAAATGGTTCATGGATGGCATCCGGGAGATTGAAGCATGCGACCTGTTTGAAGACTGGCATTCCTGTATCGGCGCCGAAGAAACAAAAGAGCCATATTTTTGCAAATGGATCTGCGGCGTGAATCCGTCCTGTGATGATTATCAGCGTGTTCATCTGGCCGCGATCGAAGCATGGAAAGCAAAACGTGAAGCCGAGGAGGCTGCTGCCTTTGGATACTAACAGCAAAGAATATGCCGCCGGGTTCGCTGCCGCTATTGTCCTGATGTACGATATTATTGAGTCGCGTTCTAATGCGCTGTATAAGCGTGGTATTCGCCGCAAGGATATCCGCATGATCCTCGCAATCCTGGATGCGATGCTGAGGCATCGTGATAAGCTTTGCACCGTAGGCCCCCGCAATATGAATTTGGTTTTGTATAAATCCGGCAGGGTTGAGTTTGAAGAAAGGAAACAATGATGATGACAACAGTCCGCGAGCTGATCCAGGCGCTTGTCCTGAACTGCGATCTGGATGACAAGGTTGAGGTTGAGTTTATGCAGCCGCTTGGCAAAGATCAAAACGGTGATGAAACATTCATGTTTAAACATGAAAACATCCGCCATGTGTTTCATCTTGGCGAAGGAGAAGCACTCATTGAGTGCCATGATGAATAATGCATGATATTTGTGATTTGCGTTCACTGCTGGAGGAACAGCAAGCGAACATTTGTTGTACGCTACAGACCCAGGCGATTCTGAGTTCGACTCAGGCTGTTAGCCAACGTCCGTTGCAATCGCCGGCATGGGCGTTGATCGCACATCCGTATTATTATCCGAATATTCCTGAATGCTGTTGCGATGACGGTTCGCTTTCGCGTCCCAAGAAAACAAACTGCAGGAACTGCGGGGCTCCGGTTTCCCGCAGCGGTTTCTGCGAATACTGTAATACATATAATTGAAAGGATTGATTATTGATGAGCCGAGTAAGAGTTTACCATGAGAACCAATCGTCCAAAGGCGGCATCGGGTCTACCGGTGTCCTGCAGGTTGCGTTCATCGTTCTGAAGCTGTGCAAGGTGATTGACTGGAGCTGGTGGTGGGTACTGGCACCGACATGGATTACGCTTTGTTTGGCTGCGCTGATTATTGCTGTGGCTTTTATTATTGCTGTGGTGAAAGATGAGTAAAACAAATTGCATTAACTGTGGTGCCGCGAAGGATACGTCTGAGATCAAGTGTCCTTTCTGCGGCACGACTTATCTTGATCTGACGGCGATTGACTTTGCATCTGATGATCCGGTGGTGTGCCAGTTTGTTCTTCCGAGCAATGTCCGGCTTGGTAATTCAGATGGGCGCGTGATTATGTCAATGCTTGCCGTTCCAAAACTTGAGGAGATATCGATGACCGCGAATACAGTCGATATGTATGGTGGTAACAGTCCGTATCCGCTTGCTCATTTTACACAATCATGGGATATGAATGTCGGTGTTTCGTTTATGCCGGTTGTAAGGAAGAACAGTAAAACGTTGTGTGAGTTGAGGGTTGAGTAATATGAAGGATCGTAATCTTCTGAAACAAAAACTTGCATTGATTGCATCGAATGCGGTTTTATCGGATTCTGTTATCAATGCGCTTGATAGTGCGGTTGCGCTGCTTGATGAGGACGCCAAGGAGATTGACAAGCTTCGCCGGCACAATGCATCGCTTGTGGCCAACGGTATTCAGGCGAGTCTCGGCAAGAACGAGATCGTGACAAACACGCTGAAGAATGCGCGGCTGAAGGTTGAGTATCTACCGAACAAATCCTTATATGGTCGAGAATCAATTCAGTATCTGTATTATTGCAAAGGCGTTCGCGATGCCTGCTGGGCGATTGATGATATGATCAGTGAACAGGAGAAAAAAGATGAATAAATTTAATGTCCGTGTCGAATACGAGTTGGCTCCAATTCGTCATATTGCTGTGCAGTGCCCGTACTGCCATAGTTGGTATCGTGGTTACGATATAACGGATGACCGACTGGCATATGGTTATCAGGTTTCGCTTGCAAAATTCTTGTGTCCGAAATGTGACAAGGCGTTCGGTTATGGAACCGAGTTGGTGATGGATAAGGCAGTTGAAATGGAATATCCTGAGATCTATGAAGACGTTCTTGAAAAGCATGTGCAGGTGCAGTGGGCGAAGAAAGGATAATATAACATTGGGTAATGTAAAAGACATTACTGGGCAAACAATTAACAATTGGTATGTAATTAAAGAAGTTGGCAGAAGCAAATCGGGATCTGCCACTTTTTTGTGTCGTTGTTTGCTTTGTGGAAAAGAAAAGATTGTTGAAGGAAGAAGTGTCAGAACCGGAACCAGTAAATGTTGTGGGTGTGTAAGACCAGATCATGTCCGTAATGCAAGACACGATGATAGATTATATGGTGTTTGGCATGGAATTAAAGACAGATGCAATAATGTAAACTCTCCGCAATACAAATGGTATGGTGCAAGGGGAATAAAAGTATGTAAAGAATGGGACAATTATTTACTGTTCAAAGAATGGGCATATTCACATGGATATGATGATTCCGCTCCAAAGTATCAGTGTACTATTGATCGCATCGATACAAATGGTAATTATTCTCCCGAAAATTGTGCATGGCATACACAAAAGCAGCAATGTAACAATATGAGGTCTAATCACCTATTAACCTATAATGGTGAAACACATACTATCCAGGAATGGTCTGAAATTACTGGCATCCGTAAAGATACAATCAGAAGACGGATAGTTATATATGGCTGGTCAGTCGAACGTGCATTATCAGAACAAACGCATAAACACAGGAGGAAATACTGTGGGTAATTTTGTATGTTACCATCTTCATTCTGATTCTTCGCTTCTTGATAGCTGTTCAAAATATTCTGAATATGTAGATCTTGCTGTTGCACAGGGCATGAAAGCCATTGGGTCAACAGAGCACGGCCTTCCGCGTTCCTGGGTTGAGAAGAAAGATTATTGCGACAGCAAAGGTATAAAATTTATCTTTGGTGTAGAAGCATATGTCACATATTCTCTCGATCCAAAGGTCAGAGATAATATGCATGTGTGTCTCCTCGCCCGTAATAAAGAAGGGTTTCATGAGATTAATCGCCTGATGAATCTCGCGACTCAGCCTGAACAATTCTATTATTCGCCGAGAATAAGTATAGACCAGCTCCTGAATATTTCCAGTAATGTTATTAAGACGAGTGCATGTCTTGCCTCGCCTCTCAACCGTATCGAACATACAGATCCGAGATATATGGAGATTGTTCGTGCGTTTGATTATCTTGAGATCCAGCACCATAATGTGCAGGATCAGAAAGATTATAACCGCTGGTTATTAAAGCTGTCTCAGCAGACAGGTATACCGCTGATTGCCGGTACAGATACTCATTCATCTTCTATAATAAAAGCCCAGGCAAGAGATGTATTACTAGAGTATAAGGAACAAAAATACAACGAAGATGGCTGGGATATGACATGGAAGAATTATGATGAACTGATCGATGCATATGAAAAACAGGATGCATTGCCTCGCGGTGTTTACATGGATGCTATTGAAAACACAAATGTAATGGCCGATCTTGTTGAAGACTGGTCACTGGATAAGCGTCCAAAGTATCCTGTGCTGTACGGATCTCCTGAAGCTGACGAAGAAAAACTTCATGAAGTTACATGGAAGATGCTCGATGAGAAAATTGAATCCGGCGTGATTCCAAAGGAGCAGGAAGAAGAATTTCGCCGTGATATCACAGAAGAGTTTGATGCGTTCCATCAGACAAATATGGGTGGGTTCATGCTTTCCATGCACGAGATCATTAACTGGTGCCGTGATACCGGTAAGCCAATTGGTCCAAGCCGTGGATCTGTCAGCGGTTCCCGTGTCGCGTATGTTACTGGTATTACAGACTTGAATCCTGTTCAGTGGCATACGAACTTCAGCCGGTTCTGTAACAGTGAACGCGTCAGTCTGGCAGACGTTGACGAGGACTGTATTGAAAGCGATCGTCCTGCAATCTTCGAATATATCATCTCAAAGTTTGGTGCCGATAAATGTGCCAGGGTCGCTGCATATGGTACGATTGCCGACCTCTCGTTTATTGATGACTGTGGTGGCGGTCTTGGGATTATGTGGGAACGAGAACACTTTCCTGAGAAGTTTAAAGAGAATGGTCGAATGGATAAAGTAAAATATAAGTTCGACCATAAGAATCCATATAATCCTCTGAAACTGCAGGCAATCAAAAAAGAATATAAAACAGACCAGGATACTACCCGTAAAAAATACCCGGATCTTTTTTATTATGAGAATGCAATGGTTGGTACTCGTGTTTCACAGTCAGTTCACCCAGCTGGCATGGTCATCTGTTGCGAACCGCTCGAAGAAAACTGGGGAGTGTTTAACAAGGATGGCGAACGTTGCTTGCTCATTGATATGAATGAAGCCAGCACAGTCAATCTTGTGAAATACGATCTGTTAATCTTGAAGACGGTTCAGGTTATCAGCGACACATATAAACTGCTTGGTCTTCCCTACCCTCGTATGAATGAAATAGACTTCTGTGACAAGGATGTATGGGACGATATCTGTAATGACACAAGCGGCGTATTCCAGTTTGAATCTGACTTTGCTTCTGACTCTATTAAAAAGTTTAAACCTCGCAGTATCGAAGAGATTACTGTTGTGAACGCTGCTCTCCGCCCTGGCAGTGCGTCTTATCGTGATCAGTTATTTGCGAGGAAACGGCACAAGAATCCAACAAAACAGATTGATGAAATCTTCTGGGACTCCTATGGATTCTGTTGCTATCAGGAACAGGTCATCGAATTTCTACAAAAGGTTTGCGGCCTGTCTGCTTCATACGCCGACACCATCCGTCGTGCGATATCTAAGAAGAAGCGCGACAAGATTGACAAAGCAATGCCTGAGATTCTTGACGGTTACTGTAAAAATTCTGATAAGCCGCGAGAAGAAGCAGAGGAAGAAGCAAAAGAATTCCTGAAAGTCATCGAGGATTCCAGTGAGTACAGCTTCAATTATAACCACGCAGTAGGATACAGCCTGTTGTCATATATGTGTGGTTATCTACGCCATCATCATCCTGAGCAGTTCATCGCTGCTTACCTGAAGAACGCCGCCAATGATGACGATATTAACACAGGACGTACAATGGCAAAAGTCCGTGGTATCCGGATGACCAAACCGAAGTTCCGCCAAGATAACCGCACGTTCTGTATTGATCCGGTTGAGCACACGATCAGTGATGCGCTCTCGTCCATCAAGGGCGTCGGCCTCAAGGATGCCGAAGCGCTCTGGAATATGAAGAATCGTGAGTATGGTACGTTCGTTGAACTCCTCCGCGACATGACGCTGTATCCAGGCGCATTGAATACCGCTGTCATTGAAAAGCTGATCAAGCTGGATTACTTCCGGGAGTTCGGCACAATCAAACGGTTGTTGTGGTTGTACGATGAGTTTTATAACGGCGCCCATTGTTTTAAAACAACGCTTGTGCTGGCATCCCAGCAGAAGCGAATGAATGAACTGATCGCCATCGAGACTGGAGACAGTTCCGTGGTCAATGGTTTTTTGTCCGGTATGTTCGACACTAAATCGGACAACCAGCATGCCATGGTTGACAAGGACGATCCGCTGGAAGTGGTTCGCTATGAGTGTGAGCTGCTTGGCGCACCAATGACGATACTTCCGGAGGCGTACAAAGGATGCTATGCTGTCCTCGAAGTGGACGAAAAGTATTCTCCGAAAATTCGTATGCAGTCACTGACTACCGGCAATGTCGGCATGATGAAGGTGCTAAAAAAAACATTCGCCGCGAATCCGCTGAAAGCCGGCAATATTATTCGCCTTGACAGGTGGCAGCAGAAGGAAGCGTATGGTAAACCTGGCGTCATGGAAAACTGGATGGACCAATATACGATTGTGTGATGAAAAATTAGAAAGAATTAATTATGAATACAGTAAAAAGAATCGCTGGGCAAGATGTCCAGCAACGGATTATTTCTGTAGCGAATGCGATGCAAGGTATTATGAAAATCGTAATTGAAATCGAATACAAGCCATGCGATGAAAACGAAACCTTTGAGCGCATAAAAGAAATTGTGACAGGAAATATCGAAAATTGTTTGGGGAAGGTTCTTTCCGTTAAAGAAGTTAAAGAATGACATAACAATTTATGAGGTGCAGAATGAAAGTATTTGCTGTATTGCACACAGAAATTGGAAATTATATCGGGCATGGATTGACGGATGACACCGTTGTTACAGTATCCATTCATGCGACAAAAGAATCGGCTGAAGAAGAAGCAAAGCGTTTAGAAGAAGAGAACGGTGGGGAGTATTGGGTCGATTCCGAGGAAGTTAAAGAATGATATATGCAAAATGCGGTGGCGGAATAGGTAGACGCGGGGAAATGTTAGGAAAGCCGAGTAGTTAAAGACTGATAGTAGTAATCGGCACAGCGGTTCAAATCCCACTAACCCGGGCAGGTACCGGCCTATGTGAGGTGCAAATCCTTACCTGCATTATATAAAATAAGGAGCATATAAAACCGTATAACAGTGAGGTAAAAAATATGTATCACTATAGATATGACTGTATGTCAGCATATTATGATTATCATATTGAAAAACATCCGCAACAAGATTTGATTAACAGAAATATAACGTGGGTAAAATGTGAGCCATTTTCAATTTCTGATTGTTGGATTTTCAGATTGAATTATAAGCCTGAAAATCTACCATCATACATAACATATATTGGTGAAACATTTATCTTTTCAGATGAAACACAGGAGAAATAATATGACATACGATGAAATCCATAATTTTTATTCTCAGATAAAAGAAAAGTTTGGTGACAATGGTATATGGTTCGTCTTGTTCGTAATTATGCTATACGACAACAATAACCATAAGTTTCCTGATTATCTGAAAGAACATCCTCAGACAAAAGAGATTGTTGAGTTTCTTGAGCAGGATGAATTTTTTCTACAAACGTTTATAAACGCAGCAAAAGAAAAGGATATAATATATGATCGCTTTTAAAGTTCCGCCGTGCTGCAAAGAGTGCAGCAGTTTAATCGAATATCCAGGTCCGCTTGGGAAAAAGTTTTATTGCCATATGAAAGCAATTGATCCGACTGCTCAACAGCAGGACATCAGTACTATTTTCGTTGATCCGGAAGCAAGACCGGAATGGTGTCCGATGGTTGATTGCTTAAAGGTTTATTCTACACTTGAGCCGAAAGCAAAAGAAGGCGCCGACATGTTTTTGCGAGGGCTGGCAATTTTGTTTAATTCTGAAGATATGTTGGAGGAAATAGAAGAGGAGGATACACTCAGTGAGTGACCTGACTGAATATTACAAAGTGCTGAAAGAACTCCAGGATCTTAAAACAATTGTTACTTCGTTTCTTCCTGAACATTATATTGATTCTGCAGAAAAAGAAATAGATGATACCGCCAAGCTATTAATCAATCAAAAGAATGAGATCTTAATGCTCGAAGGTGCGCAGCATGTTATGTGTGAAATAATGGAAGAACAGCAAACCAAATGGATTAGTGTTTATGACCGCCTGCCGGAAGAAGGTAAAGTTGTTCTGGCGTTCGGAACAAGGAGCAGTACTACCGGAATGTTCCAGGGGACACAGAAAGATCATCCGGAACGGTGGCATTGGAAAGGTAACTGCATTAAACATGTAAGCCACTGGATGCCGTTGCCTGAACCGCCGAAGGAGAAATAAGATGAGCAACGTCGAACACCTGATTGAAAACGCCATAACATGTCTTGAAGAAAATAAAGACTTCGATTACTTTACAACCATGTGGCAGAACAAGGAAATGCTAAAATATGTTAACGCATCGCCTGAAGAAATCTGGGAGATGGCGATATATGTAGTTACTACGTATAAAGACGGTATCATTTGGGATACAGAAGATAAAATTGAAAAGAAGTACGGGTATCCAATACCGGAGGAGTAAATCATGAGCAAAACAATGAAAACCTATTGTGTCACAATGGATGGTTAAATTGCATCGCACAAGGTAATTTAACGGAGGAGAAAACAATGATGCCTGATATAAATAAAGTTATCAACCACCTGAAGGATTGCTATGATGCTTCGAGACGAGAAAATATGTGGTGTTTTGTCCGCAAAGATATTGTCATAGATATATTGGAACTGCTGAAAGCGCAGGTAGATGTTGAGCCGGACTATAAAAAATACATTTCGGTCGAATGGTTGAAAAACTATTATTCAAGCATAGGAATGGATGCAGCACATAGAGATGTGATGCATATTATTTCAATGTGGATTGATGCGCATGAAATGTGTTGCTGTGAAAAGAAAGATGAGGCTATTGAATGAGTAAATTGATTGTTATCACAACCATGCACGATCTCCCGGAGGGATGCTATGATAACTGTCCGCTCTGCCATGACGGATACTGCCTCGGCCTTTCTGTCAGTGACAGTGGCTGGCCTTATCAGACGGCACAGGAAGTCAGGCCGTACAATTGTCCGCTTGAAATAAAAGAAACTGATTGAAGTTTACTTCAACAACTTCAATGAACCATTTTGCTAATGTCGGCAAAATGGTTTTTATTTTGCCACGAGCAAAGAAAGGGAAAAGAATATGTCTTATAACGCATACGTTGTTAAAGTTACTCAGCTTCGTAAGCATTCGAATGCTGATCGCCTTCAGGTTGCAACATTCTTTGGTAATGATACGATCGTTGATTTGAATGTACACGAAGGAGATATTGGTGTTTACTTCCCGGTTGACGGTCAGCTGTCTGAGCGTTTTTGTCAGGTCAATGATCTGGTTCGCCGCAAGGATGAAAACGGTAATCAGTGCGGCGGATACATGGACCCTGAAAAACGTAATATTAAGGCAATCAAACTTCGCGGGGAAAAATCGGATGGCCTGTATCTTCCTATTACTTGCCTAACTGATTTCTGTACGATTTCTGACCTGAAGGTCGGCGATACAATCAGTGTTGTGAACGGCGAAGAGATTTGTAAAAAATATATTCCACGCAGTAATCCGAACTATGGCGTTGGTGGTCCGCGCAATCCCAAACGTGCAAAGAAAAATATTGCGCCGACGTTCTTCGAGCATGTCGAGACAGAACAGCTTGCATATAATATCGGCAAATTCCGTAATGGTGATATTGTCCAGCTGACGCTCAAAATGCACGGTACATCCGGACGCACAGGATACTTGCCGCTTGTTACCGAGGATAAACAGAACTGGTTGCAAAAACTATTCCGCCGTCCTCCGCATGAACATCTTAAATATGGCTATATCACAGGTACTCGCCGTGTTGTTCTCGCAAATGGACAGGCCGGTGGTTTTTATGAGTCAGACGATTTCCGTCATGCCATGGCCAAGAAGTTTGAAGGCAAGCTTCATAAAGGCGAAACGGTTTATTATGAGATTGTCGGTTTCCAGGGACCGAATGGTGCGCCGATTATGGGTCAGGTTGCAAACTCAAAAATCAAAGACAAAGAGTTTAGCAAGATGTATGGCGATGTAACCACATTCTCGTACGGTTGTGAACAATCCGGCGGTTACGACTGGGAAGATTGTTGCGACTGTTCCGACGGCGCTATTGTGAAGATTGCTCCTTGTTGTGAAGTATATGTTTACCGCATGACTATGGTCAATGATGACGGCGATGTGATTGAATACTCGCCGGCACAGATCAAATACCGCTGCGAACAGATGGGCGTAAATACTGTTCTCGAATTTGAGACGTTTGTAATCCCTTTCAACGTAGACCCTGGCGAATATGTTGTCCGCGAGGTTGAGAAGTTTTTTGACGGACCTGATCCGATTGGCAAGACGCACGTCCGAGAAGGTGTTGTAGCGAGGATTTTGAACCGTAATAGTTTTGCGGTGTATAAACATAAAAACTTTAGTTTTAAGGTGCTTGAAGGAATTGCAAAAGATGAAGCAACTGCGCCGGATATCGAGGAAGCGCAGGAAGAATTAACCGAATAATTCTGAAGAGAATCCACCCTTTCTCTTCATAATTTTAATTATCTATTCAAAAACAAGGAGTGATATTTTTTATGGCAACCGCACAGTTTGCCCATATCGGCATGAACCATCTCGTACAGACAACCCGTGTTTTGTGCGTGATGATCCCGACAACAAAGACGGCAAAGCGTTACATCGACCGCGCCAAGGAACGCGGACAGTTTATTGACGCCACGCTCGGACGCCATTACCGTTCCGTCCTGCTGCTTGATGATGGCACTATTGTCGCGTCCTGCATCAAGCCGCTGACGCTGATGAAACGCTTTGCGCTGAACCCGGAGCAGTTCCCGTCCAACGCCACCGAAGATGACGCGATGGATCTGCTGGAGCTTGACGAAGACGAAACCGAACCGGAGGAACAATGATGGACGTTGAATGCATACTGCATGGAAATGGATTCAAAATCCCGGATAACACAGAAGGCAACAGGGTTCTGGTTATCAAAAATGATACTGGTTATCACAATGTGAACATCAGCATCAAGGAATTTTTTGACAATACATGGCGTGTGCTTGGGCATGTTTCTGTTGACGGATGCACCCTGATTAAAGCAATCAACAACGCCATGAACGACTGAGTGAGGTAAAGTGAAGTGAAGATTATTGATCAAAGTGTTAAAGTTATTTATCCGAGCACCTTAGAACAGGCAAAAAACGAGCTGTTCCAGATTGAATACGCAGGACGTAATTGTTGGGACAGCTTCAGTAAAATGACAGACGATTCATACAAACAGTTTATTGAGAATCTGCGCAAACGTGGTCATGAATCACCTCTTGAGTTTGGACATATCACGTTGGAGATTGTAACGTCCAGGGATGTGATGGCTGAGATCACCCGGCATCGCCTTGCGAGTTTCGCGATCAGGTCACAACGGTATGTTGATGAGTCAAAGACCGGAGATATTGAATTTATCAAGCCACTGTTCTATAAAGATGAGCCTGATAATCCGGATCGGCCATATGAAGATCCGATTTTTTATTCGTCGATGATCTGGCAGGATCAGATGGAAAATATTGAAAGCTCTTATAAAAGTATGCGAGCGATCGGCCTTCGCAACGAGGATGCGCGTAAGGTTCTGCCGAACTCGACAATGACCAGAATCGTGATGAAGGTAAACCTCCGCGAGCTTTTGCATATTTATGAATTGAGGAGTGCAAAAGCTGCATATCCGGAAATGAGAGAGTGCATGCGTTTGCTGAAGATCGAGGTTGACAAAGTGTTGCCAGGATTCCTTCCGGAAGAAGAGGAAAAGAAATGATTACAATTTATACAACAAGTACATGTCCGAAATGCAAGATTCTGAAAAAGAAACTTGATGACAAGGGAATCGCCTACGAAGAGTTTAACGACGAGGACGAAATGCAGCGCATGGGTATATTGTCCGTGCCGATCATGTCCGTTGATGGCAGACTGATGGAATTCCCTGAAGCAATCAAATATGTAAATGAAAGGTAATGGCGTATGGATATTCAGTTGAAATTATCCAAAGACTTCGAGCGTTTTCTAGAAGAACTGAAACAAAAATACGGTGAAGACTTCGAGTATATTAATGGTCTTCATCCCAGCCAGCTGGACTTCTCCGAGTTTATCAATAACTTCGTGGGTCATGATACGCTGGCTGATGCAAGTATTGACCCGAATGCAAACGCAAACACCCGCGACATCCGAAGCTTCATGACCGAGAAGGGTAAGTCCGAGGACAAGCTGTTCGGGCTGAACAAGATCTTCATGGAGATCAAGAAGATGTGGGGATTGCGAACGGCAAAGCAATGGCTGGAGCAGGAGTTCAGCCGTGGGTTCTATCTCAACGACAGCACGACGGCGAGTTACTTCCCGTACTGCTGGGCTAACGACTTCACAAGGCTCGCAACCGAGGGCCTTTTCTTTTTGCAAAACTATAACAATGAGGCTCCGAAACATCTGACCACATACTTCGATGATGTGATCGAATTTGTTTCGTTCCTGTCCAACCGGCAGTCCGGCGCGGTTGGTATGCCGAACGTTCTGATCTGGGCATGGTATTTCTGGAAGAAGGATGTCGAAGGCGGATACTATATGAAAGATCCTGATTATTATCTCCGCCAGCAGTTCCAGAAGTTTATCTTCAGGCTCAATCAGCCGTTCCTGCGGATCGACCAGTCCGCGTTTACCAATGTGTCGATCTTTGACCGCCCGTATATTGAGGCAATTTTCGGCGGCGTTGAGTTCCCGGACGGTACGCTGGCAATTGAACATGTTGAAGACCTGATTGAAGCACAGAAGGTTTTCATGGAAGTGGTCAGCGAGACACGCGAGATCAACATGTTTACGTATCCTGTATTAACTTATTCCCTGCTTTATAAGGACGGCAAATTCCAGGACGAGCCATTCGCCCGTTGGTGTTCCGCACACAATATGAAGTGGAGCGACTCCAACTTCTTTGTCAGCGATAATGTCGGCGTCCTTTCTAACTGCTGCCGGCTGCTGTCTGATACTTCCAAGTTGGATGCATTCATTAACTCCATCGGCGGCACGGCATTGTCTGTTGGATCCTGCAGGGTCAGCACGATAAACCTTGTGCGTATTGCCTATGAGTCCAAAGACGAAGAAGGACTTTTCGACAAAAGGAAATACCTGAAAATCCTGCGTCAACGTGTGCTTCTTGATTGCAAGGCGCTTGCATCCATGCGCCATGTTCTGCAGCGTAATATTGAAAAGGGGTTGCTCCCGAACTATCAGGACGGCGCGGTCGAATTGGACAAACAGTTCTGTACTATCGGCGGTATCGGTATGTACGAAGTCATGGACCTGTTTGGGTTTATAAGAACTGATGAGCTTGGCTGCAAATTCTATTCAGAGGAAGCTGTTGAATTCGCTACACAGATTCTGGATACTATGAACGACGTTAAGGATCATTTTGAATGTGACTTCACTTTCAATATCGAAATGATTCCAGCCGAGAACTGCGCCGGTGTTATCTGTCAGGCCGACAATCTTCTGTTTGAACAGCACAAGTACTGGATTTATTCAAACCAGTGGATTCCGCTCATGGAAAAATGTACGATCCAGGAGAAGTGCCGCCTGGGATCTTTGTTCGATAAGAAGTGTGGCGGTGGCTGTATTGCCCATATCAATATTGAGAATCGCTTTGCGAACGAAGAAACCGCATGGGAGATGCTGAACTATGTTGCATCCCAGGGTGTGATCTATTTCGCATTCACAACAAAGATCAGCGTGTGCGAGGATAAACATGCGTTTATCAGTGAGCCGAAATGCCCGGTCTGCGGCAAGCCGATCGCTGACACTTACGCCCGTGTTGTTGGGTTTTATACGCCGACCAGCAGTTACCAGAAAATTCGAAAGAAGGAATTTGACAAGCGCCGGTGGATGAACGTGCTGTCGAATGATGGGATTATGCAGTAATGTTAATCAAAGGAATAACGGACGAGGACTTTATTAATTATAAGGTCCCGTCCATGTATATCGCTACAGCGACATGCTCGTTTAAATGTGATAAGGAATACGGTCATCAGATTTGCCAGAACAGCGAGCTTGTAAAACAGCCTTCGCACAAGGTAGATAATGAAGCGATTGTGAGCAGGTATATATCCAATCCGATTACAAAAGCGATTGTGTTCGGTGGCCTTGAACCATTCGATTCATGCGTTGATTTGATTTTTCTGATCAATGATTTGCGCTGGGCAACGGATGACGATATCGTGATCTATACCGGATATACAAAAGAAGAGCTGCAAAGTAAAGTAATTCCATATCCCGGAGAAACTTTGGATATTTTCTCCGGGATCTCAGCATTCAAAAATATTATCATTAAGTTTGGCCGTTATATTCCTGGACAAACTCCGCATTTTGATCCGGTGCTTGGAGTAAACCTTGCAAGCGATAATCAATATGCTGAAAGGATAAGCTAATGGTTAAAAAAGTTCCAAAGGAAATGTCATTGCTGAACGAATGGACAAAACGCCTTGGCCTTCAGGACTGGGCAATCATTCTCCAGACAGAGTGCCATCCTTCGGATATGGCGATCCCAGATACCGTAGGATGCACCTCATGGCAGGAGTCCACAAAGTCAGCAATGATCCAGATTGTTGACCCGAAAAAGATCGAAGAGCTTTCGCGGCCGTTTGATTTCGAGGAAGTGCTTGTTCACGAGCTGCTTCATCTGAAAACATCCCTTATGTCCTCGAAGCTGGAAACAGAAACGCTGTCGGACCGTGTCCTCCATCAGCTGATTGACGATCTCGCACGGGCAATGGTTGATATTAAAAAAACAGAAAGGTCAAAACATGATTAAGTACTTTATCTACGGCGAAGGGAATATGAAACCCATCCGTAAAACAAAACATGAAAATGATGCGTTTATCTTTGCGTCTGATTTCAAAAACCTCCAGCAGTATGGCTGTATGACGATTATCCGCGAAGATGAATATGGCACAAAACAAATCTGGAATAACGATATGAAAGCATGGGAAACAACGGAGGACAACAATGGCTGAGTTTCAAAAAGTCTCTTTTGAAGAATTCAAAAACGCATGCAATAAACTTGAATCGAGCGGCGAAATGTGCTTTTCCGGCAACGACGAGATTCACAGATATTATGACGCAATCCAGCTGCCACGCCGTGCTACGCCTGGTTCTGCCGGGTATGATTTCTTCCTGCCTTTTCCTGTCGCGTTCACGTCCATCATCCCTGTGATGATCCCGACGGGGATTCGCGTCAGGCTGGACCCGGGAACGTTCCTGATGTGCGTACCGAGGTCAGGCCTCGGTTTTAAATATGGAATGAAACTGAGAAACAGTGTCGGTATCATTGATGAAGACTATTACTATTCCGATAATGAAGGTCATATCGCCGCAAAGATTACAACAGACGAAATGTTCAGGCTTGGTACCGGCGACAGGTTTATGCAGGGAATCATCGTGAAGTATGGCACAGTTGAAAACGACGAACCGATCGCAGGCAAACGAACCGGCGGATTTGGTTCGACAGGAGGAAGCAAATGAACGCGACATGCTTAAATGGTAAAGATATTGCGTCAACATTGATCGCTGGCGTAGAGCCGGATGCGCCGATTATTACAAATAAAAATGGTGGAAAGCAGTCCGATACACCATACGGGTTTCACCTGCTTCCGATCAGCGCACTGTTTGATGCTGCCAAGGTTGCAAAATATGGCGCTGATAAGTACGGCGAAACATTCAGCGAAAGGAACTATACAAAAATCGACACAATTGAACATCTGAACCATGCGATCCAGCATATCTATGCGTTCCTTGCTGGCGACAAACAGGATGATCATCTCGGTCATGCAATTGTCCGCCTGATGTTTGCATATGATGTCGAGGATCGAAAGACAAGAGTAAGTGCAGGTGAATAATTTATGGAAATCATTTCAAGCGGAAAGAATAAAATAAAAGACGGATCTGTTATTTTTACATGTCCGAACTGTGGGTGTAAGTTCAGGGCTGCGCCGGACGAGTATTATCAGGATTCTTCCTGGGGCAACGGGTGCATCAGCACGACATATACATTTACAAACACGTACAGTGTGCGTTACCACGCAAACTGCCCGGATTGTCACAAGATGTGTCTTGAGAAAGAAGAACGAGAAAATAAATACTGGTATTCGGTAACATGCGGCGACAATACGATCTCTTCGGATCATATCACGGTAACATGTAATCAGCAGGGTTGTGATTCCTGTGACTGAAATCATCGCCTGTGATTTTTCCATGCGCCGTCCAGGGTTTGCCGTTCTTCGATACAGCCCGGACGACCGCACAGTTTCCGTGTAGGAATTGAGCAATATCAATAACAAGACTTATGCCGGAAAGAAAAAATGTCATGGAGAAGTATTGTCTGAGATCGCAGCCGAACTACGCAGACTGCTGACAGCGCATCCGGATGCAGAGCTGGTCCGTGAAGAAGCTCTCCGTAAGAGCGGAACGTCTGCCAGCGGGAAAGTGTTATCAATCCTGAATCGTGTTGTCGGTGTTTCTGATTTGTATGCATGGGCATTCGGGCAGCGCCAGTTTCAGGAAATAGAAGCTGTTACTGTTAAGAAGAAAATTACAAATGATGCTTCTGCAGAAAAGAATGAAGTTGCCGAAGCGTTGGAACAGTTCGTCGGAAAACAGGAATATGCATGCGATGATGAATCTGACGCCGTTGCTGTAGGCATTGCATGGCTGATAAAACAGGGGCTGATCGACGATCCGTACAAAAAGGGTGACGACTGATGAGCTGGCCTGAAATTGTATTTGTTGTTTTGCTGTTTATCGTTTACTGCTGGGCGGTCCTGAAAAGACCGCCATGCGCGTAAGATACCATGCATCACTCCATTGATTATCAATAGTTTTATTACCCTGCCATATTATGGGCGTATATTTCATCGTCCAAATTGGCAGGGTATTTTTTTTATTTATTTTAAATGAATTGGTAGACAAATAGCACAAAAATGTTCCCATATGTAATGGCGGGGAAAATATAATTTAGAAGGTGATAAATTGAAAAGAACACCGTATGAAGAACAGGAAACCATTATTAACATACCGGCGGCACAGGTAAGTAAAACCGCAGAAGTGTATACAAGCATCCCTTCTATGTTGAAAAAGCTACGAAATCAGGCTAAGTCCAGACCAGATTGTGTCAGAATTAAACGCGATCTTGGGGATGCACTTTTTGCAGAAGTGGATCGTTCCTGTGTCAGGATTACACCGAAACGTATTGTATCTGATGAGCAACGTGCAACTGCTGCAAAGCGTCTTGCCGAAGGGCGGGTGAAAAAGAATGGATCATCTTGATGTAGCAATGAAATTTGCAAGCGCGTCCGCAACCTGTAAGAACGGCAAATGTCCGTATACTGCGGATTGTCGCGGCACGACAGATACATGCAAAATGAAGGAAGTAGCCATGATGATTCGTGCGCTTGATGCTGAAATTCAAACACTTCGCGCCAGGTGTGAGAAGCTTGGAAATGATCTTGCAGAATCAAAAAAGTATGCCTCCAGCCTTGAAACGATCAATGAACGATATTATCGTCTGGCCGTTTCTTTTCAAAATGGATATAGGCCAAAGACAAAAATTAAGCGGAAGCGTGTAAATAAACCGTCGAAGAAAAAGATCGAAAACCCGGTGCTGATGGATGGTGACAAAAGATATGCTAAAGAAGAGCCAAAGAAAAAGAAACCAGATCTTCCGGTGGTGATCATATGATGCGGTATTTTCGTGTAACTTGCAAACATGGTCACTTTGGGCATGGCAGATACCAGCCCATTTCTTTTTCTTTTATCGCAAAGGATGCTGTAACTGCAATGGATATGGCGAAAGCAATGCCTGGTGTAAAACATACTGCCATGATCCTGGCATGCAAAGAAATATCATACGCTGAATTCTTAAATGACAGAAAAGTATCTGCTTATCGCAGGATGGAGGGTTTATCGTGAAAAGAGATATCAGAATGACTGATAGAGAGACGATCATTAAAGGGCTTGAGTGGTGGGTGAAACACCAAGAAGGCGAGGTTCTTCCTCTTGCGTACTCTGCGGTGGTTGAGACACTGAAAGTGCTGAAAGAGCAGGATGAATTACTCCACAAAAAACAGAACGACATTGACAGATTATGTAATGAAATCAGTGAATGGAAACACAAGTTTCATGACACGCCGAAAGAGCAGGAAGCGATAAAGCCAAAAATTGATGCGTTCGGGCATCCGTATTGTCCGAAATGCAAGGTGCTTGTGTATCAGACGTGGAGCTTTTGCCCACATTGCGGACAGGCGGTGAAGTGGGAATGAAATGCTTTCCTTTGGATTGCACTACAGAATGTCCGCATTACAAAACGTGGGATATGTCAGTAGATGATTGGACATCTGTTTGCGACATTCTGAAAGTTCAAGTCGATGATTGTGACGGATATTATATCCGTTATAGATGCCCATTGGATTCTGACAAACGTTATACAAACGCATTGCAGGAAAGCCGGTGAAGTGAAAATGAAAAAAGATTTCATTGTTAGACGATCAATCACAATGGTTGAAGGCAAACCGCACGTTGAAACCTATTCGGAGCAGGAACTGATTCGGTGCAAGGATTGCAAGTATTTAATTGACCATTATGGGTTTATGAACGATGGATACTGTGCGAATATGAGAGATGAATACTGCGTAAAATTCAAGCCGGATAAGGATTGGTTCTGCGCTGACGGGGAAAGGAGAACGGACGATGCCTGACAGAAAAACGGTTATGAGCTGGCTGGAGGGGCTGACACAGGATGATTGGCAATTATTCCATTCCGATTCTGAGGTTCAGCAAATTGCGATGGCTGCGCTTGAACTGCTGAACAAGCAGGATACCGAATATGAAAAAGGTTTTAATGACGCTATGCAGGGCAAACGAGAATTGATGTATGAAGGTATAGATGGAAAATGGTATAAGAAGGATTGGTGAAGCGAATGACAATCCAGCGAATGATCGAACTACTGGAAATCGAACATGAATGTATGCTTCGTGGAGCGCACGACGATTGTGATCGGAACTGTGCCGATTGCGAACTTGTGCAGGATGATGTGGAGCTGCATGAAATGTATACGAACGTGATCTACATGCTGAAAGAGCAGGAAGTACGAGAGCTTACCATGGACGAATGGCGTGAATGGAAAGCAGATTCAAGGCGAAATCCTATTTGTATGCTGTGGGAAAACGATACTTCGCCAATGTGGATTCTTAATCCGAACGATGTTCATGAACCCGCATTGCTGATGGGTAAATTAAAACTGTTTACAGGGAAACCAACTTTTGAACAGTGCAAGGAAGTGAAGTGGGAATGAACGACAGAGAGAAAATAATCCGGGCCATTGAAAAAGCAAAAAAGCAATCGGAAGAATATGCACAGGATCGAATTATTGTTCCATTTAAAGAAGCCGACATGATCCTTTCCCTGCTGAAAGAGCAAGAAGAGCAAATAAAAAACCGTGATGAGTCGCTCGAAAAAGCACGGGAAGAAATCGAATGGCTTCGTAGAATGCTAAAAGATCAGGAACCAGATGCAAGCAAATTTCAGTATAAGTATGATCATACAGATTGTCTTTGGTATCGTGACAGTCGAAGCAAGTGCCCGGTAACGTGTTCGCAATACAGGGATGGTTGGAACGATGCGATGATTTTTGTCTTCAAAAACGGGGCAGGATATAGCCCGTATAAAAGGCGGTGAATTGAATGGCTGATATAGAAAAAGTTATCAAAGGGCTGGAACATTGTATAAGTGAGGGAGATTGTAGAGGATGCCCATATTTCAAGGAGATTCTTGATAGCAAAATAATATGCCCTTGCCGAGAAGATGCCCTTGCCCTTCTGAAAGAGCAGGATGCAGTTGTAAAGCAATGGACAAAAGAGATTGCTGACATGCAACTCGCCCACGCTCCGAACGATTATCATGGGTTTATGTCATTGGACGAGTATCTTGAGAATAAATACAAAAAGGGTATTTGGGACGGGTTGCAGATTGCATGGAACATCATTTCGGAAGGACGGTGAAACAGATGGCAGACCGGAAGAAGGCTATCAAAGGATTGGGAGAAATATCAGATTACTTTTTTGATATTTATCGAAATGACACAGACAGTTATAAATGTGAGAAGGCACAAGAGTATTCCGATATCGCTATTGATGCCATATCCCTGCTGAAAGGTCAGGAAGTAGTGCCAGTAAAAGAAGATAAAATCAATAAATGTGAATGTGGCGAAACAGTTAACCGCTACTGGCATCCGAAGTTTTGTGGATTTTGTGGAAGAGAGTTGCTATGGTATTGATTGATGGGGTGAAATGGGAATGAGATTGACTGACGAACAGGTTATGCAAGACAATAAGCGTTTTGCAAATTGCAATGCACTTGCTGAACTCAAGTATTGCGGATGGGACATACCGCATAGGAAATCAATCACAAATGATGAGATTCACTTCTATGCGTGGCTATGTCGTTCTGCTCTTGCCCTGCTGAAAGAGCAGCAGAGTTTGCTTGGCATTCAGCAAGCAGCAGACGGTATCACATTTATTTCAACAGGAACAGCCAAACAAGGTGAAGAACGTGGGATATTGCTTGGGAAGTTGTTGATGAACGAATGGATATACAAAGAATTGCTTTACAAGGGACTTTTAACGGACGATATACGATCAGTACTTGAACAGGCAAAGCACATATGACAGGCGGTGGAACGGAAATGAAAACAAAAGTGTTTCTAGACAAGTATGATGTGCAACGGATTATAGCAAAGCACTATAACGTTGATCCGAAGAACGTTGATGTGCATTTGTTCATTGCAACAGAAGGTTACGGCATGGACGAACATAATGCCGCAGATGTGGAAGTGATCGTCACGACAGGAGCAGAGTTTGTGCCAATACATTAAAGGCCCAAAGACAGGAGTGATAGAAATGCCTGACAAGGAGAAAGTTATACAAGCATTGGATGATTCATTAAAGAATCAGCGTTGTGGATTCATTGATGGCGTTGGTGATGTTTATGCGGTTTCTGAAGAAATAATTAAAAATATTATTGTTTTGCTGAAAGAGCAGGAGCCGAAGCAAGTTTTATCTGTGGCGGATTCGGTCGGAGAAATGGAAGTTGGATACTGTCCAGCTTGTCGGAGAGGCATTACAAATAAAACGAGCGATCCAACAAAGTTTTGCAAATATTGCGGACAGGAGTTGAAGTGGAATGAGATTGATTGATGCTGATGCTATTCGTGTTAAACCAGAATATATGGAAAATGTTTGTGGCCTTGCAATGATAAGAGCTGAAGATTTAGCAAGAATACTCAATGAACAGCCAACGATTCCGTATGACATGAAATGGAATTCAGATTGCAAGGATTGTATACCGGAAGGAATTGAAGCTTGCATTGAGTGTCGCAAAAAGGTAGAAAGATAACTATAATTTATAAAGGCAGGTATATTAAGATGACTGAAGAACGGTGTGTGTGCTGTGGAAAAATAATTCCGGAGGGGCAACAAGTTTGCCCGCAATGCATGAGGAAAGCATCTCTAAAAACCGTAAGAGATTCAAACAGAATCGATAACTTTTGCAGGATGTTGGCATATTACTGGCACCGCGTTCCGGACTGGCGCTTCGGCCAGCTGATCAGTAACGTGCTCGGAGCATATGTAGACACAACAAAGCGGGATATCTTCTTTCCTGAAGATGATGAGCTGCTGGATTTCTTCCGGCAGTATTTTAGTATGGAAGGAAGTTCGCCGTATGTATCGCAGATCAACACGAAGAAAAAATAACTGGCGCAAGGCGAGGCGCAAGGAGTGGATCGTCCATCATGTCTATTGCTGGCCAGAAGGCTGGTATGACAATCTGCATGAATACAGCAAAGGCAAGATTCATTGCTCGTGTCCTTTGTGTGCGGCCAAGACTAATCCGAAGCGCAAGAGGATCGGAAGAGGATTTACCGGAAGGGACAAGCGCAGAGCAGAAGCAATGGATTGCGAGGAAAAAGAATATAGACACGAAAGGTGAATATTATGGTAAAAATTCGTAAAGGTATGTTTGAAACAAATTCGTCTTCTACGCACACAATTATTGTGACCGACCAGAAAACAGAGCCTGGCAATCTTGTCGATTTCGCAATCGGCGAATTCGGCTGGGAGTTTGAACGACTGGATACAATTAATGAGAAAGCTTCTTATCTGTATACCATGGCATGTGGTTGCCTCGGTGAGGATGTTTATCCGCGCCTGTATGACATGCTTATCAAATACGGCATACAGTGCTCCTGTTCAAAACCGGCGAAATTTGTAAAGTCCTCGTGGTCTGACGGCGAATATCTCGACAACGGATACGTTGATCACTGTACCGACGGGGATGCAATGGACTTTGTGAACCGTATGCTGTCGCATGAACATGCTCTGATCAAGTATCTGTTCTCGGATGAGTCGTTTGTGGTTACCGGAAATGACAATTGTGATACACACGAAGATGAATGGATGGACGAACAGACCGACGTTGATTACCCGCATGAGACTTATTATAAGGGGAACTGGAGATGAGTAAGATTCTCGGAACCTATGTCAACGGAAACACGATTGTTGTGATGCACGAGGACGGAACCAAGGAACGCTATATCAGGGACGGCGAAAAAGCCGCCCCTGAATTTCCTGAATCCATGGACCTGAAGATCACGAATCGATGCGATCTTGGTTGTCCTATGTGCGCCGAATGTTCCTCGCCGGACGGCAAGCACGCGGACCTGCATCATCCGATCTTCGATACCATCAAGCCTTATACCGAACTGGCGATCGGCGGCGGCAACCCGCTGGAGCACCCGCAGCTTGAAGGTTTTCTTTGGTATATGCACAGCCGCAACGTGATCTGTAACCTGACTGTCAACGCCGTGCATTTCATGAACAACATCGCGCGTCTCAAGAAACTGTGCGATCGTAAGCTGATTCACGGTCTCGGCATCTCTGTCCAGACTGCGATTCCGGACGGATTGATTCCTGCGCTGAAGGATTTCCCCAACGCAGTGATTCATACCATCGCCGGCGTGACGCCTCCGTTGGTTTTTGACCAACTTGCAGATCATAGCCTTAACTTGCTTATTCTTGGATATAAAACCAAAGGTAAGGGGTATCAATGTTTTATAGCTAATGAGCAAATGATTTTGGATAGGATCTATGGTCTTGAGCAACGTCTGCCGTGGCTGAAAAAACATTTCAAGGCTGTAGCATTTGATAATCTTGCCGTCAGGCAGATGAATCTTCGCAAGAACCTTCCTGGCGAAGATTATGACAAACTGTACATGGGCGACGACGGCGAGTTCACCATGTATATCGATATGGTTGAGAAGAAATACGGCAAGTCATCCTCGCACCATCTGCGACCGATCGACTTTGATATGGCGCCGGCTGTCGGCGATCTGTTTCTGGAATTGAAGGAGAATTGATGAATAATAAAGAACTGCGCAGATGTCCGTTCTGTGCGTTTCCATATCCGAAAGTCGTTGTGCTTCCGCGTAAGGCTCCGGAACGGTTTACAATAAAGTACATGGTTGTATGCGATTACCGTGACGGTGGTTGCGGCGCTGCCAGCGGATGGTGTGCGTCTGCTCAGGAAGCAATCGATTCGTGGAACCAGCGGAAGAAAAAATATGGGCAAAGCAAAACGTAAACCAAGGCCGTCGATGCCGCATTGGTATTGGCTCGGGCAGGACGGTTGTTGGTTCTGCAAGAATCGAAGAAACTGTAACTCTTGCAAGGCAAATAGAAAAGCTGCCAAGGTGGACGATAAGCTTTCGCGAAAACGAGACAAACAGCAGAAGTTACAAGTTGAATAAAAAAAATAAGCCCGGTCGGCACGAAGCTGACCGGGCGTTTTAGTTGGAGGATAAAATGCATAAATCAAAACTTGAACAAATGTATTATGGAATAAAACAACGTTGTTACAACAAAAACAGAAAAGCATATCCTCGATATGGTGGAAGAGGAATAGTTATTTCGCCTGAATGGAAACATTTTAGAGAATTTGAAAAATGGGCGATAGAAAATGGATATCACCCCGGATTAGATATCGACAGAATTGATAATAATGGAAATTATACTCCAGATAATTGTCGTTTTGTTACACACAAAAAGAATTGTAATAACAGATCGAATTGTAAATATATTACATTTAATGGAGAAACTAAAACTGTAGCAGAGTGGGCCGATGAATACAAAATAAGACCAGCTACATTATACAAGAGGTTAAATAAAGGTATGTCATTTATCGACGCAGTATCAACACCTGTTTGTTTTTCCAAAAATAAAAAAATATACAATATACTTGGAGAACAATTAACAATAGATGAAATATGTGAAAAATATAATATTCCTATGTCAATACTTATCGACAAACTTTGTGCGAAACATTTAAATGCAGAACAAGTAGTTATATCTATGTCAGGAGATATTTCATATGCTTGACAATCATTTTGCTAATTTATATACTTCAAATAAGGTAGATGCTGCGAACTTTGACAACTACAATATACCGCAAGGCTCCAGTAAAGGAGCTCTAATTATGGATAACACAATCAGTCTCTACACGTACATTTCGCTTTGGCTGGATCTATTTAAAAAGAACGAAGTCAAATCTGGAACATATGACAGGCTCACAGGGTCAAACGAATCGCTCGCCAGATATCCAATCGGACAGCAACGTGTATGCGATGTAACACCGCTTGATATCCAATTCTATATCAATCAGATCACGAACGAAGGGTATAGTTTCAGTACAATAAAAAAACAATTGGAGTTGCTTCGTGCGTCGCTTCGCAAAGCCGTGTCGCTAAAAATTATCCCAGACAATCCTGCGCAGGAAGTTGATATGCCAAACCAGAAGATAATCAAAAAGCCACGCGAAGTTCTGGCATATAATGAAAAAGAACAGCGCAGGTTACAGGATTATATCGAAACACACTCTGATCAAAACGCTGTACTGTGTGTTGCTTTTATGATTGAGACAGGTTTGCGATCCGGCGAAGCACTTGCCCTTCGATGGAGTGATGTGGATACTGATAAACATCGCTGTCATGTATGTGCAACCGTTGTCAATCCTCACCTGCCATCAAAAGCATATGTTCAGGACACGCCGAAGACTGACGCGAGTATTCGTACTATACCTCTTAATGTAAGAGCAACAGCTATACTCAACATATTGAAAAAGCGAGCGTCCAGCGAATTTGTGTTTGGTATAGACAAACGTCTTGAATATCCTGTTCTGATTCGTACAATTAAGAAGATGTGCAAGGAATCCAACGTTCCCTATCGAGGGGCACACGTTTTCCGGCATACATTCGCAACGAATTGCTATTACAAAGGGATCGACATTAAGATCCTTTCGAAGCTGTTGGGACACAGTGATGTGAAAGTAACATATAATACTTACATCAATCTGTATGGCGACGGCTTCGATGACATGTATGCAGCTTTGTGTTTATAAATGCGATAAAGGTCTTACCAAAAATTCATCAAAAAAAATCAACACTTCCGTCGGCTGGAAGCGTTGATTTATAAGGGATTGAGAGGTGCCATCCGGATTCGAACCGGAGAATAAAGGTTTTGCAGACCATTTACCAATTATTCAGCCTTGCGGTATATTTATTCATTCTTCAAATCCTCACCAAAGTACAACGGTTGACCGATGTATTTTCGTGAAGACTTGAGATGGGTCGTTTAATGCTCCGGCCACAAGTAACCGTGAGAACGGGGGTGGAGCGCAAGACATTGTTCAAGCCAAACAATATGCAGGACAATCCTGCCCCATCAGCCAAAAAAAATAGCGCCCTGGGGATAACCCCAGGGCATTTTTATTTCCTTCGTGCTTTTTGTTCGGATTCGATTTTCCTGCCGTCTGCCGTGTATTCAACATCTTTTGTTGGCAGGTTGTCAACGATTGCCATTAGACGTTTTGCTGTCCCGTTACCACCCATTTTAGTATACGGTTCAAACAAATACATATTCAAGTTCTCATATTCGTCAGTTGAAATCCAGCCGCGCTCAATGTATTTTTCGCACAGGTAAATTATTCTATCATGTCCAAGTCCAAGAATCATTTGTGTGCTCGCGCTCTTCTTATTATTTCTGTTCGATAACCACGCCCAAAATCCAGAAGAGGCAATCACTGCGCACAAAACTGTCAAAACAGTTTCAACCCAGTGCATCCATGGTCCCTCCTTTCATAAAAAAATAAGCGCAAGCTGTTATATCGGCTTGCGCTTAAATATTACTGTATCCGTGCCTACAGCGACTTTAAATTAAGTTAGGTGCCTGTAGGCGCAGCCGGAGTTCCGCTTCCAGCCCATGCAACATAGCGACCCATCTGCCCCAGCAGGTACTGAGACTGGTTGTAGTTGCTGATATCGTTCTGCAGAGCCACCTTCGCAGCCTGTGCGTCTGCCAGACGGTCCTGAAGCATCTGCGTCTTAATCTCGCAGCAGCAGCTGTCCATCTTGGACTGCAGCGCCTGAAGCTGCTGAGACAGTACGTTGGTCTGGTTCTGGATACCAAGGTTCACCTGGTTAAATCCCTGAATCGCGTTGATCAGGTTGGTGTTGTTCTGCGCCACAAGCTCCGCCGTCTGAGACTGGATCAGTCGAGCCGTCTCATAATTGTTATTCGCGGAAGAGAGCGCGATCTGCTGAAGTTGAGCCTGAGTTGCCTGATTATTGAATCCTGCAGTCATTGCTCCGTTGGTCGCAACATCGGGCGCCGGGAAACGTCCGCCGCCAAATCCGCCAAATCCGTTGCCGCCGTAAATCAGGAGCAGCAAAGCAAAGATCCACATAAAAGAGTTGTTTCCGCCG